GAGTAGGTATATATAATATATAAAAATACTAGACTAAACGTGTCACCCCCAGAAAGGGGGAAAAGTGGATTTGAGGTTAAGCACATTAGAGAGTCAGTATCTGGGGGGCCTAAGGTTAGAACCATTTAAGGACCATTTGACAAGGTAATAGGCCAAAATAAATGTTTGCGATAAACATTACACTATTTAATTAACCCCAGCCATTTGCCACCATTTACTGCCGCCATTTACCATTTGCCGCCAATGCGCCTCGCGGCGCAAGCCAGTTGGTTCAATCGGGATCGCCCGGAGCAATAAAAAAGCCCCGGCAGTTTGACCCGCCGGGGCGTTGCGCTTGCGCGCGATTAGAAGATATCGTCGAGACCGTCGATTGCTTGCGCGGCCTTTTTCTTGCGCGCCAAAAATTCCTTTTCGACGGCAGCGGCAAACTTGTCGTTCGAGAGTGCTTTGGAAAGCATTTCGTCGAAAGCAGCCTTTTCGTCGGGCTTGCTGCGCTTTGGCAATGCCTTGCCCTTGGCCTTGGCGATATTGGAAAGCATTTCAATCGCCACGGCCTGACGCAGTTTGTCGTCGTCGGACAGTCTGGGGGATGAGGCGCGACCCTTTCGCGCAACGCCAGAAACAATGCTGTCGAACATTTCCTTCTGGATTGCCGCGCAAATGGCAGCGGCTGTTTCCTCATCTCGCCCCGTTTCAGATTTGTGTGAAATGCCGAAACGATTGCACTCGTTCGCTATGTCGTCGTCGCTCCACGGATTCGCGCCATTGCCCATGATACCGGCCTTCACGCCTGCAATGCTATTTTTGATAGCAGTTGAAAAGCCAAGCTGGAGCAGATGCTCTAGGCTGTTGGAAGGCAGCGCGCTGGAGTCGATTGAATGACCTGCGAACGAAAGATTGATAGAAACCATAACTAGCTCCTGCTGGTTAAGGCCCTATCGGGTTCACGATTTCAAACAGCAGAACCCGGTAGGGCTCACAAAGCAATATTGCTTTGATGGGCCTAAGCATATAGATAAAAAATCACAATGCAAGAAAAATCTGCATAATTTTGGAAAATAATTTTAGGCCCATCACAAGCCACAAGGAAGGCCGTAGGATCGATCGGGGATCGATCGGGTAGGATAGCACCAGAAGGGATCGATCGGCGCATGTAGGGCCGTTTTTGTGGCGCTGGGATCGATCCGCATTAAAACGCGCCCGATTGCGTTTTTCTTCGCCCAGAGGGATTGACACGATGGGCCTAACATGAAATAAACGGTCATCGAAACGAAAGGAGCTTGATCCATGCAGCAGTTAAACGAGCATCTGTGGAGCTGGTGCTACTGGTATGTAGCCAAATCCACCAGCGACGAGGCGATGCTGCTGAAAGCAGCCAGTTGCTTTTGGTGATAGTCTGGGGCGTCCGCGCCCCAGATCAATCCCGCCCAGATGAACCGGGGGTATGGCCCAGCGGGGGATTGTTGTAATGCTTTGCCGATCCAACATTTGTCGGAGTGGAAAAAAGGTAATGGGCCTAAATAAACCCCCTTTGTCCTATCGACAACCCTTGTTGCTGTAGGGTCAGAGCCATGATATACTCAGTCTCTAATGGACTTAACCCATTGGAGCTTGCATGTATATCGCCCCGCCCGGAAAAGGCAGACGCCCCGCCCCGATAATTTACGGGCCTCCCCGCGCCCTTTCTGAAACCGACATCGCCGCGCTCTGGGACCCGCAGGTGGAGGGGGCGAAGGGCATTCCGAGGCTCAAGACGCTGCGATACAACCACCATCTGCTCGCGAAAGCGGTGGCCAGTGGAAAATCGTTGCTGGAATGCTCCGCGCTCACGGGGCTCACGGGCTCACGGATTTCGGACCTTAAAAACGACCCAGCGTTTCAGGAACTTGTTTCTTTCTACGCGGAGGAACTCCATGAGGTTTACGTGGACGTGCATCAGCGGATGGCGTCGCTGGGGACAAGTGTGCTGGAAGAACTTCAGGAACGGTTTGAGGCGGACCCGGATAAATTCACGAAGCGCGAACTTATGGATTTGTTCACGACCATGGCGGACCGCTCGATCCCGACTGCGAAGGGCGGGCCGTCCCCACAACAGGGCGTCTCGCTGGGCGGAAACGCCGGGGGCCTTGCGCTCCAGATCAACTTCGTCGCCCCGCAAACCGCCGAACCCGAAACCCTCGAAGCGCGCCTCGCGCCTGCGGCTCTGACGGGCAACTCTTCCCCACAGCTTTCCGAAAGCGTGACGCACGTTAGACCCCTTCTTGCGGACTCTTTGGGCATGGCCCCCGGACTTGACGTTGACGGGGAACCGTTTGTCCCGCATACTCCAATTCCGGCCCCGTCCGCCGCCGAAGTCCAGCAAGCGCGGTTCGACGCAACGGGCGATGCGATTGCGAAGCGGGAAGCGGAAGCTGCGGAACGCGACCGTATCCGGGCGGAATACATGGCGAAAAGGCTGACCCCAAATGCCTAAAACCCCAGCATGGACGCGAAAAGAGGGCAAAAACCCAGCCGGAGGGCTGAACGCGAAAGGCCGAGCGAGCGCCAAGGCCGAAGGCCATAATCTGAAACCTCCCGCCCCGCACCCCAAAACTGAGTCCGACGCGAAACGGCGGAAAAGTTTTTGCGCGCGGATGAAGGGGATGAAAGCGAAACTTACGAGCGAAAAGACCGCGAAAGACCCGGATAGCCGGATCAATAAATCGCTTCGCGCGTGGAATTGCTGACATGGCTGCGCCCAGCAAAAACAAACCTGTATGGGAAAAGCCCCGCCCGAAGGAACTCGGCAAGCCGAAGCCTCTTTCCCCGAAGCAAAAGGCGAGCGCGAAAGCCGCCGCGAAAAAGGCTGGACGGCCTTACCCGAACCTCGTGGACAATATGCGAGCGGGGCGGAAATGAACGAAGAATACTTTTTCGATAGAGTAAGGCGGGCAGTGTTCGGCGGACGCCTCACCGCGAAGCAGGTCGATGGGATGACGCGGATTTTGGATTTCCGCGATTACTCGTGGCCGTCAATGTCGGACGACGAATTGGCCTATCTACTGGCGACTGTCGTGCACGAAACGGCGTTCGAGATGCAGCCTATTCGGGAGCGGGGCGGGCAGAAATACCTGCAGTCCAAACCCTATTTTCCGTTTTACGGGCGAGGTCTTGTCCAGATCACGTGGGAGCGGAATTACAAACTTTTCAAAGTCGATCCGGCTGACAAAGCGCTGGAATGGCCGATCGCCCTCGACATCTGCTTTCGCGGGATGATTAAAGGGATGTTCACGGGGAAAAAACTGGCGGATTATATCGTTCCGGGGAAAAAGCCGAACTACGTCGGGGCGCGGCAGATTATAAATGGAACGGATCGGGCCAAGCTAGTGGCGCATTATGCGCTGGCTTTCCAAGATGCCCTGCGGCAGGCCAAACAAATCCCGGTGCCCCAAGCGCCTGCGGCTCAGAAAGTGTCCGGGCAAAAGGCCGCTTCGAAAGGGGCTGCGTGATGTTGCAAGAGTCTGTAAGATTTGTGATTTGCGCGACGTTGGCGTGTTTGGTGCTGTTTGGGACGGCCATGATGCTGACCGGATGTCAGAGCACTCGCGATGACGCGAAGTTTGTGGAATGCCTTTTGCGGGATGGCACGTCCCGGCCTTGTAACTAAAAGGAGCGAACGATGTTTAAGGGACTGACAGTGAACTGGAAAACCACAAGCACCGCGCTGATCGCGGTAATTCCGTATGTGCTGCAGTATGCGGGCTTTTGGCCGTCGAGCATCCCGCTTCCGCCGTTCGACCAGATTTGGCCTCCGATCTTAGCGGTGCTGGGTGTTGGCGCGTCTGCGAAGGATAGTAACGTGACGGGCGGAACGAAACAGCAGTGATCCCCGCCGCGATAGCGTTGCTCTCGGCGCTTTTCAGCGCCGTGGGCAAAATGTTTGAATGGCTTTACGAGCGAGATCTGGTGAATGCCGGAAAAGTTCAAGCGCAACTTGATGCCCTGCGGAAGCAGGTTCGGGACGCACAGATCGCTGTCGCGGCGCGGGAAGCTGTTCGGGCTCATGTTGCTGCCAACCCTGACAGCGTGCCAGACGACGACCCCTTCAGACGGGATTGAGCCGTCAAGCGCCTCTTTTTGTCAGGTCGCAAAAGCGATATACTATTCCAAGCACGATACGAAACCGACAATCGCCCAGATCCGAGAGCATAATGCGGTCGGCGTGGCGCTGAAATGCGGGTGGATGCCCGCGAAGAAAGGGCCGTAGGCCATGACGCTTCCCCAGCCGTTTGATTTCGGGAAAAGATTGCAAAGCGGTCAAACGCTGGATGAGACTTTAGCGAACCCGGTTTGGTCGTGGAGTAAGCCGCTGACGGCCACGATTGGCGGGACGAGGGCGACGAGTCAAAAGATTACTGAGGCCATTGCGAATGTCGCGACGGTTGGGGCGACAGGCGCGGGCGTGACGTTGCCGGTGGCGCTTCCGGGCAAGGTTGTGCTGGTCTACAACAATTCCACGACGGACATGAGAGTGTTTGCGGACGGCGGGTCCAGCATCGACGGGGTGACGGGCGATGTCGGGATTTTGCAGCGAGGGACATCGGCGTGCATGTTTGTGGCGCAGGAATTGCGGAAATGGTCTTATTCGTTTCTGCCGATAGCGTCAGCTGCGTCAAGCGATTACATTTCGGCGTATGACACGACGATCCAGCCGACTTCGCCTCCCGCGACGGCGGCGAATGAGCAGATTATGACGCTCAACACGGTGGACTCGTCGCTGGGAATTAGCATCGTCAGCGGCTCGCAGATCACCGTGACGCGAGCGGGGGTTTATAATTTACAGTTTTCCGCGCAGTTCGACAAAACGGACTCCGGGCAGGACACTTTTGAGGTCTGGCTGAAGAAAAACGGGCAGCCGCTAGCGTGGTCGAATACGACAAGCGATGCGAACAATAACAATGCGAAGGTCGTGGCGGCGTGGAATTTTGTGCTGCCATTGGCGGCGGGGGATTATCTGGAATTGGCGTGGTGGTCGCTGGACGTGAATATGCGGTTGTTTGCACAGGCGGCGCAAGCGGCGGTTCCGGGCGTAAGCCCTGCACGGCCCGCTATCCCGTCCGTGATTGTGACGATGACAGGAGTTTGATATGCCCGCAAAATCAAAGGCACAGGCGAAAATGATGGCGATGGTGGCGCATGACCCCAAGGCCGCGAAGCGTTTGGGCATTCCCCAAAGCGTCGGACGGGAGTTTGAGGTCAAAGGCAAGGGCGCGATGAAGGCGCTGCCTGCGAAAGCCAAAAAGAAGAAGTGATGCGGTATAAACTGGGCGTCATGGCGGGGCAGTTAAGTATCGAGGGGGTCGAAAAAGGCCCCTTTCCTCTCCGGGCGCACGGGTTTTTACAGTTTTCCCCGAAAGACTATCCGAACGGCGAATTGATGCTGGAGGTTAGGGGGAAGGAAATCTGGATTTGGGTGGCCGAAAGGAAACCCTCACCGGAAAAAGGTAAGTAGTGGATGTCATACCGCTCGATTGTGGGGTTGCAGTATGCAGCGATGTGTCTGCGCCCCGCACATATCCCGAGAAGCAGGCCGAAGGGGGCGAAAGCGGCAGGATTGCGCTATGAAAAGGCGCTGTCGGCGGCGATCCCGCGTGCGGAACACGGGCAATGGTTTGAATTTCAGGATATGAATGGTCCAGGGCATTGCCAGATGGACCTTATTATTGTGGGATCGAAGCGGGTTGTGTTGATCGAATGTAAGCTGACAGAGGTTGAACAGGGCCAAAATCAGCTTAGAGACTTGTATTTTCCGATCGCGGAGATGGTTTGGCCGGATAAAAAGCCGCTGGGGATCGTGGCGGCGAGGCATTTAAGCAAAACGCCGGACCTGACGCTGGTGGAGACCACGTTGAAAGGGGCGATGGAGAGGGCGGAAAGGCAAAAGATCATCCCGATCCTGCACTGGATGGAGCGGACCCCGCTATGATGCCGCCGGACTGGGAATTTTTTCTCAGTTTTGCCATCAGACTGGTGGGCTTGGCGATTGTTGTGAATTGTCTGCATAATGTGTTGAAGGTGCTGGTAAGTCAGGGCCATTTTTAGCAGGTTTGTGAGAAATCTGGGTTGACTGGGTGGCTCGCGCGCGCGAAAGTGGTATGCGCCACAATCCTATAGGCGCTTTTTGCGCGAGGCAAGGGGTTTGACATGGCGAACGAAAAGAATAGCGGAAAAGTGCTGGCTGAACGCCCGCTCAGAGGGCTGAATAACAGCCGCGTGCAGCACTCGGTCGGATATGAACTGTCGAAAGACGGCATGTTCGAAAAAGTTGCCCGAAAAGGTAATGCGAATTATCAGGCCCCGGACAGATTTGTGCCGGGAAATCCTGATTTTGAGTCTGGCGTCACCCAGAATGTTGGTTCTCCCGTGCAGAGTGACGGACTGCGCGGAGCTATCTCGCTCATAAGAGGCAAATGATGAAAAAAGTTGCTCTTTACGGCGGACTGCTTGCGCTTCTGGGTGTAGGCTCCGCTTTTGCTGCTGGTCAGTGGCCGATCAATACGAATGTGCCCTCGACGAATCCTGTGAATGGCCCGAATGGCTATCCGCAGGCGACTGCTTCGCCGTTTTCTGGTTTTGCTACGACGCTGCCGCTGACGGGTTCTGAGACGATCCCGGCTGACACCAATCTGGCTTATGGCGTTAATCCGCAGACGGAAGTGATCAGCACGTCGCAGCTGCGCGCTTATGTGCTTTCGGGCTCGACCGTTGCGACTTATATCGCGCTTCCGACCAGCACGATTGCTGCGCTCCCGACCTGTGCGGCTGCGCTGAATGGCGCTCTTGCTGCGGTCACGAATGGCACGGCGTATGCCACCGGCACCTATGGCTCGGCGGTTAGTGCGACGGGTGCGGTGACTCGCTCGGTGATTTGCACCAACACGGGCGGCGCTACGACTTTTGCGTGGGCGTATAACTAAGAATTGCGCGAGGGGCCTTGTGCCCCTCACCTTTTAGGTGATTTTGGAGAAAAGAAATGGCCATCACTCCTGATGCAAAAATGTATGATTATCAGACGGGCGTGGCCACGAAGCTCGTTCCGATGTCGGACGGGCAAGGCACTTATGCGCCTGCGGTAATTTCATTTCAGCCTTTGAGCCCTGCGGAATACGATTATATCTCGTGTTCTTATACGGGCACAAATTTGACGAGCGTGGTTTATAAATTAGGCGGGTCTGGCGGCACGACGGTTGCGACGCTGACGCTCACGTATGACGGATCGAATAATCTGCTGACTGTGACGCGGAGTTAAAATCATGGCATGGGTTTTTAATCCCTTCACAGGCACATTTGATTTTTCGGGAACTGGCGGCGGCGGATCAAGTTATCGAGTCGTTGTTACGACGGTTTCGGGCGGATCGCTGACGATGGACTCGTCTACGACAGATCTGGCGACCACTACAACGACGAATGTGGGAACGCTTACAATCGCAAATCCTTCGGGAACTCCGTCAGATGGGCAGCGCTTGATGCTGCGTTTGATTACGACAGCGGCGGCGAACACGTTGTCGTTTGGGACGCAATTCCAGGGGTCTACGGACATTTCGCTGCCTGCGTCGTCAAGCAACAATAAATACGATTATTTCGGATTTATGTGGGTAGCGGCGACAAGCAAGTGGCAGATGGTGAGTAGAGTGCAAGGATTTTAATTATGGTTGAGACGACGCTGCTCCCGGATGGAATGGTCTCTATTTTCTTTGAAATGGGTGAGTATCCGCTCGTTTATCGGGACGCGATTGTCATTCCAGAAGGTTCGATGACGGCAGAAGAAATTCAAGCCGAAATGCAGACTCGTTATACGGCGTGGCTTGCGGCGGTAAATCCCCCAGAGGATGTGAACAATGGCTGACTATTATTGGGTTGGCACTACTACGCCTTCTAACTGGACGACCGCCGCAAATTGGGCTACTTCCTCTGGCGGCAGCACAAAATATTCTGTGCCTCCAACATCTGCGGACAATGTCATATTTGATAACGCGTCTTATACGGGGACGTTTACAGTAACCGTAGATGCTACGGCAAACTGCGCGGACTTCACTGTTAGTATCACCGATCCCCTAAAAAAGATGACGTTGGCGGGCAGCGCTGCGCTCAATGTCTATGGCTCATGGACAAACCCCATATCGACGTATTACGCAGCAACTTACAGCGGTGCGCTGACGTTTGCGGCGACGACGACAGGCAAAACAATTACGACTAATGCGGTGGGCATCACCGCTGGGTCTGGCAGCACGGTCAATATTAACGGCGTGGGTGGCGAGTGGACGCTAGGCGGCGCTTTGTCAACGGCAGGGTCTTATCAGCATAACGCTGGGTCATTCGTAACAAACAATAATACAATAACCGTCAGTATAAATTTTCAGTTCAACAATAATACCAATACAAGGTCATTTACGGCGGGTTCGTCAACGATCAACATAGGTGGCAGTTTCTTTGCGATTAATCAGACGAATCTTACTTTTAACGCCGGAACGTCATCGTTTGTGAACGGTAACTCGGCAGGTGGTGGCATCTATGCTCAGACGGGTCTTACGTTTTATGATTTTAGCTGGACCGGCACGGGCGGCGGCTCTTTTGTTCCAATTACCGGCGCAAATACTTTTAATAATTTTAGCGTCACATCGCGCGCTTCAAATGGTTTGAGAATGTTTACGTTTGGTGACAACCAGACGATTAACGGAACATTAACACTAGGGGCTGCGAACACTGCCGTTCGGCGCATATCGCTACACGCCAACGATAATAATGGATCGTCCCAAACACTCATCACAGGTGTCACGCGGACGATTACCGTAAATGGATCGGTCGCGGCTCTTTCAGACGTGGACTTTCAAGATATTACGGCGGCTGGAACGGCAGGAACGCCGTGGACCGGAACGCGACTTGGCGACGGCGGCGGCAACAGCAACATTACTTTTGTCGCTGGCGGAAATAAATACTGGTATTCTGCGACTGGTGCAGGTGGAAACTGGTCAGCAGCACAATGGGAAACGACGGCTGGCGGCACAGCGCCTAGCGTAAACAATTTTCCTCTGCCGCAAGACACCGTTATCATGCGTGATACTGGTTTGAACGCTGGTCAGACGCTCACACTTGATGCGACGTTTAATATTGGCGCGATTGATTTTTCCTCCCGCACGGCGACAATGACGTTTGCGACAGGAACTTTTTCTCCTCTTATCCATAAAGATTTGACGCTTGTTGGGTCAGCTATCTTAACGATGACCGGGACAGGATCGGCATTTTTTCTAAATTCTTCATCTGTGCAAAATATTACTAACGCCAGTCAGACGCTTACACAGCCGGTTTATATCTCCGCAGGAACAGGGACGTTTAGGCTGGTCGATAATATGACGCTTGGCGCGACGTTGACGACTACATTTGTCACCGGCACGCTTGATCTTGGAACGAACAACCGGACGCTTTCGACGGGTCTGTTTGCTTCCAGCTACACGCTAACTCGTGCGATCAGCTTTGGCGCGAGCGGCGCTATCACGCTAACAGGCACGTCAACAAGCGGAAATATTACGATCTGGAGTGCCGCAACACTAACTAATTTTAGCTATACCGGCACGTCGTCGGTGACGTTAAGCGGTGCGTCTACAGCAAATACCAGAACAATTTCGCACGGCAGTTCGTCGTCAAGCGGAACGGAAGCCCGCGCTGTATCGTTTACGGTGTCGGCAGGCTCGGACACGATCGCAACCACGGCCACAAGCTATTTCAAAAATCTTGTGTTCAGCGGCACTTTTACTGGAACGCTCTCAAACACAGCTCGCAATATCTACGGCAATCTGACGTTCAAGACTGGAATGACGTTGACCACCGGAACTTCTGCAACGACTTTTGCAGGGACAAGCGGAACGCAGGCATTTACGTCTGCTGGGTTGACGGTGGACTTTCCGGTGACTGTTGCAGGTGTTGGTTGCACAGCGCAACTTGCGGATAATTTGACGCTGGGTTCCACTCGCGCTTTGGCGCTTACAGCAGGAACACTGGATGTAAATGGCAAAACAGCGTCTATTGGAAATTTTGCTACGTCAGGGGCCTTGACTCGGGTTCTGGCTTTTGGAACAAGCGGCACGATTACGGTAGTTGGATCAGGTGCGACGGCTTGGAGTGCAACAGGCACGGGCTTAACCTCGACCGGCACGACCTCTACTATCAGCATGACCTCGGCCAGCGCCAAGACTTTTGCTGGCGGCGGTTTTGTTTATGCAGCGACGCTTAACCAAGGCGGCAGCGGCGCATTGACGATTACAGGCAATAATACTTTTGCGGGTATGACGAATACTGTGCAGCCTGCAACCGTGACGTTTACGGCATCCACGACCACAACATTTACGGGAGCGTTTGCGTTAAGCGGGACCGCCGCCAACCTAATTACAGTCAACAGCGCTACACCTGGAACTCGTTATACTTTGACGTATCCAACTGTGGTTTCGGCTATGAGTTTGTCTTACACGAATATCTCAGACAGCTCGGGGTATGAGAACTCGTATTGGCAGGCGCTGCAAAGCAACGGCAATGTGAATGGCGGTAATAATCTTGGATGGATTTTTGCGCCAGTCGTGCAAAGTGCGTGGGCTTTGGTCGGGTTAAACCCATAAAAGGCTGGTTATTGGGTGGGCGTGGCAAATTTACAAAGAATTAAAAGCCTTATATGGTATGGTGAGCAAAAGCCCATAGAGGCGATAATTGGAGTCCGGTAAATGACACAGCCGCATAGTTTCGTCGATGGCTACCGTCTTATTGACGGAACAGAACTGAACGACAAGTTTGGCAATCCTACTTGGTCGATCCAGTCAAATGTGTCTGCGACTCCGGGCGGTAACGTCAATAATTCTCATAAAGTTGTTGAGACGATTACGCAAGTCACGACGGCGAGTGTGGCGAATGCGAGTTTGTCAATTCCGCAAGCCCTGCCGGGGCGCTTGCTGTTTATTGCGAACCAGACTGCGGTTCCGATCGTGGTTTTCGCGGAAGGTGACTCGACAATCTCGGCGGGCGCAGGTCCTATTCCCGGCAATATCGGCGTCACGCAGGCTGCGGGAATTTCAAGCTATTACATCGGCGTGCAGCCAAAACAATGGATTCAGATTGACTCGATCGCATCTGGATTTGCAGCGAATTTCATTGAAACACAGACCAATATTGCTGCGTTAAGATTGTGGGCGACCCCTGCGGCGCAAAGTCCTGCGATTATGGCGCTCGTGTATAATACTGTGCAGGGTGACGGCGGTGGCCTTTTCTATTTAGACGCAGCGGATCATACAACGCCTGATAACGGCACGACGGTCATTGTCGATGCGGTTGGAAATCGCTGGAAACGTGAACTTGTGCAGGCGCAATATATTGCACTTACGGATAGCGGCAACTTCTTTACCTCGACCAATGTTGAAGGTGCGTTGGCGGAATTAGGCACGCTGCAGCTTGCGAATATTGCGGCTTTGCGATTGGTGACGCCGGTTTCTTCTACGCAAACTGCGGCTGTTCACGGATATTATACGAATGGGGATGGCGGCGGCGGTATATTTTGGGGCGTGACTGGCGCAGCGGTAGGCACTTATGTTGATAACGGCGGAACGGTGATTGTGCCAACCGGCGGCGACGGTTCATCGGCTTGGATTCGTCAATATTCCGGCGCAATAAACGTCAGATGGTTTGGTGCCAAGGGCGATGGCGCAACTGACGATAATACGGCATTCCAAAATGCAATAGCATTCTGTGGGACGGTTGCCGGAGAGACAATTTTATTTATCCCCGGAGGAAAATATCTATATTCTCAGACACTTGATTTCCGCAGCGTATCTGTTCAGGGGTCAAATCCGGGCGGACCGGGAGCCACAGTCGGTATATTAACGGAGCTTGTTTATACTGGCACAGGCACGGCTATGGTGTGCGTGTCATACCGTGGAGCTACATGGAGCGGATTTACATTAACTAATAACGGCGCAGCGCAAGATGGCATTCTTGTTCTTGGCGCTGAGCCCGTGCTGACTTCTATTTATATTAGGGGATTTAGCGGTGTATCGCTTCGACTTGGCTCAGGCACTCAAAGCACGATTGTTCCATTAACATACGCTATCCCGGTTGCGGGAGCGTATTACGCAAAGGTTGATAATGTTAATATAGCAAATACGACTATCACGGGCGCAAACGCGCTGCGCGGGGTGTTCAACGATGGCGGCTTTCCCAGCACAAATGCCAATTCGTTTAGAAACGTAATAGTCAGCGGACGATTTGACATATTATACGAAATTAACGGAACAAATAATAGTTTTTATGGGGGCGATTGCGACCCAGATAACACTATTGCAACGCCAACAGCCGCTTATAAAATTGGTGGCACAAACATTAGAGTTCACGAGCCATATTATGAATTAAGAATACCCACATATCTTTTTTGGTTTACGTCAACATCTTTTTCTTGCCTTATCGACAGTCTGCACTTCCAAGGAAGTCCAATTCCAGACAATATGTATAGTAAAATTTTGGACGAAGGGTGGGCGAATAATGTTAAGTTCCTACCTGTTGGATTTAACTACCCGTATCCAGCAACCAATACATCCGCGCTAAATCTTATCCCTAATAGCGCATTCAAACTGTGGGGGACGGATGCTTATGGCGCAGCCGTTCCGGTCAACTGGTCCCAAAACGGCTTGACTGCCCCCGTTTGGTCGCAAGATACAACAACAACACGCGGCGCGTATGCTTCTGCGACAGTTACGATTGCCGCGCAAACAACAAGTTTGACCTGTTTTGTTGCGTCTGCCAACGCAAATAATAATTCAGCCAATCAGGTAAAGATTGAAGATTTCAGGGGGAAAACAGTTGTTGCTGCGGTCTGGTGTAAAGCCACGGCGGCGATTGGCAATCTTAAAATTTTTGGCGGCGGCGCACAATACGGCAATAACTCATATACTGGCAGCGGTAATTGGGAGTTGTTGACGGCCATTTGTAAAGTTGAGGCTGCGGCGACTGATTTGTCTATTACGCTTCGACAAAATTCAGCTAACACCGCCGCAACGGGTCAGATGTGGTTCTCAGAACCCATGTTGATCGCGGGCGTCGAACTGCGTCAGCCTGAACGTCGCGCACTGACTGACGATAACGCCAATATGTATGGCATGTTTTCGTATGCACAGTCGATAGATGTAACTCTTCCGGGTGGCGTATACTCGTTTAGTGTGGCGAACGGAAATGTCTTTAACTTTACCGCAGCTTCGGTAGCGACTACGCTGTCAGGATTTACGGGCGGTAAGCCAGGGCAGATGATATTTTTGTATAACGCGAGCGCCGCTGCAGTGACGCTTCAGTATAGCGCCAGCACAGTGGCTGCGAACGTCATTAAAACGCGCACGAGTGCAAACATCGTGATGGCGGCAAATACCGTCTATGCGTTTGTGCTGATGAAGGGCGGAAGCACCGTCAATCAATGGTATCAGGTTTTCGGTTAATTCAAAGGGTAGTGTAATGCTTAGACATGATGCCTCACTCCCGGAGCTTTTTAATTCGGTATTCACGACGACTGCGGAAAAGGCTGGGGCGATTGTTGCGGCGAGTATGATTTCGTCTCCGATGTGGATTACAGCGGTAAAGCCTGTGTCAGACATCGCAGCGTTACTTGCGCCGATTTTGGGCTGTATTTACTTGATACTCCAGATCGGATTTAAGTTGTATGATAGAAGCAGAAAGGACGATTGATATGAAAAAGTGCTGCGACCATAAACGCCCGGATCGTGAAAGCCATGTGATGTCAGTGCATCACGACATGGGTAAACTCATGAAGGCGAAAGCGAATAATTCTGGAATTTCGGAAAAGACTCAGCAGAAAGAGCTGAAGAATTTGAAAGCCAGCAAGAAACTTGGAGGCGTGTGATGGCGAAGGGCAAGATGACGATGGCGGAGTGGGAACGCTCTCCGATGGATAAGAAAAAGGACGCAGCGCTCAAGAAAAAGGGCATCAAAGAAGGTTCCGCCAAAGACAAGGCGATGGACAAGAAGGGTCTAGCTGCTTACAATGCCAAGGTCGGCAAAAAGAAGTAAGCCCATTATGGATTGAGTATAGGATGGACTTAACCACACAAAATGCGAAGGTTGTTGAGTGGCCAGAGAAGCTGCAATGCTTGTTCTGGCCGCAAGTCAACGGAATGCCTGTTCGCTATCGTGTGCTGTATGGCGGTCGCGGAGGGGCGAAGTCATGGGGCATTGCGAGGGCGCTTGTTATTCTGGCGGCGAAACGCCCCCTTCGTATTTTGTGTGCGCGTGAGTTTCAGAACTCAATTCGAGACTCCGTGCATAAGGTTTTAAGTGACCAGATTGAACTTTTAGGGTTGACTGGTTTTTATCAGATTGAGCAAGCGCGTATTTTTTGCCCCGCGACGGGTTCGGAGTTTTCTTTTGAAGGCATCCGAAACAATGTCACGAAGATTAAGTCATATGAAGGTGTGGACATTTGCTGGGTGGAAGAGGCGAACAAGGTCACGAAAAGCTCTTGGGAAGTCCTTATTCCCACGATCCGTAAGGAAAATTCGGAGATCTGGGCGTCGTTTAACCCGGAACTTGAAAGCGACGATACGTATGTGCGGTTTGTGCTGCACCCGCCTGCGAATGCGGTTGTGCAGAAGATTTCGTGGCGTGATAACCCGTGGTTCCCGCAAGTCTTAAAGCAGGAAATGCTGGACCTTAAAGCCCGTGACCGCGACGCTTATTTGCATGTGTGGGAAGGGGAGTGCAGGAAAAGTCTGGAGGGCGCGGTTTATGCCGAAGAACTTCGTGACTGCGCTGAAGAGGGTCGTGTCACGGCTGTTCAGCATCATACTAGTTCTCCTGTTAATCTATATTTCGATCTTGGCCGGTCTGACAGCACGTCAATTATCTTCGAGCAATACGTCGGAATGCAAAGACGAGTTATTGACTTTTACGAGAACAGACTCAAGGGACTGGATCACTACATTCACGTTTTAAGGTCGCGCCGAGGGACGAGCGGGGAGCTGTATGAATATGGGAATTGCTGGCTTCCCCATGACGCGCGGGCTAAAACCCTTGGATCAAAAAAGTCTATCGAAGAGCAAATGCGGGACGCGGGTTTTCAAGTTCGCATTGTTCCGAGGTTGAGCAAGTTTGACGGGATCATCGCGGCGCGTTCGATTTTTCCGACTTGCTGGTTTGACGCGGCAAGATGTGAAAAGGGCCTGCTGCACGCTCTTCGCCATTATCATTATGCGGAAAATGATAAGACTGAAACTTTGAGCAATGAGCCCGTGCATGACTGGTCGTCTCACGCGGCGGACGCTTTTCGTTACATGGCGATTGCTTCAAATGAGGGAGCGACGGACGCCCGCACGAGAAAGATCGCAGGAGCGCTTAAAAGGCAAAACGGCCTTTTGGGCAAGTTACAAGATTTTACTGATAGTCTGGGATGGATGGGATAATGGCACGTCAGGCAGTAGACTCCGAAAAGTTCCAGAAGATTTTACGGCGGGCGCAGGAGCGTTTTAGACGCTGCGAGGCTTGGGAGTCTTATGCACGACGCCTTTTCATGGATGATATTCGGTTTGCGAATGCGGACGCTGACAATAAATATCAGTGGCCGACTCGCATGTGGAACGATCGGCAGCGTGACGAGCGCCCTGCCCTCACAATCAACAAAACCCGCCAGCATAATCTAAACATCATTAACGATGCGAAGATGAATAAGCCGAGCATTAAATATCGCGCGGCGGGAAATGGCGCGACTGCGGAAAGCGCGCGGATTTGGGATGGCCTTGCGCGGCATATCGAATACCAGTCAAACGCGGCGGCGCATTATGACTACGCGACGACTTATCAGGTTGAAGCTGGAATTGGTTATCTGCGTGTGAATACAGACTACGTGGATGAAAATTCTTTCGATCAGGAAATTTATATTACAAGCATCGCGGACCCGCTGACGGTTTATATGGACCCTGATGCGAAGGCTCCTGCGAAAGAGGACGCACGTTTTGCGTTTATTTTCGAGGACATGCCGAAAGAGGTTTTCGATCAGAAATACCCGCAATACAAGCAGTATGCTGGACGGGAAATTTTGATTGGCGAAAAGGGCTGGTTTGATGAGGACCATGTAAGGGTCGCGGAATATTTTGAGGCAGAGGACGTTGACGATGAATTGTTGATGTTCGATGGGCCGGATGGTCAGCCTATGACGCTTATGGCGTCTGATCTGCGGAAAGTCGATGCGAAAAGCCCGATCTTTGATGATCCGCAGACACGTAAACGTGCCGTGACTCGCCGCACGATCCATTATCATTTCATCGTTGGCAACCACGTTGTCGCGGAAGAAGAAAAAATCTGGATTGGCAAGACCATTCCGATTATCCCAGTTATTGGTGAAGAGACAATTATTGAAGGGCGCATGGACCGCAAGGGCCACACGAGAGCCCTCAAAGACCCACAGCGCATGTATAACTATTGGGCTTCAGCTGCAGTAGAATACGGAGCCTTGCAGTCCAAAACTCCATGGATTGTTGGAGTGGAAAGCGTAGAAGGCTTTGAGGAATACTGGGCGACGGCCAATCGTCAAAATCACGCGTATTTGCCTTATAAATCTGTCGGAGATGATGGTAAGCCTCTTACTCCACCTGCTCGTATTGAGCCACCTGTTCCATCGCCGGTCGCGCTGAAAGGCATGGAAGTGGCGAATGTTGAAATGCAGATGGTTTCGGGGCAATACGAAAATCAACTTGGACAGCAAGGAAATGAGCGCACAGGGAAGGCGATTGCAGAACGGCAGCGCCAAGGCGACCGTGCGACTTATCATTTCATCGACAATCTGGCGCTTGCAATTCGTCAGGTTGGCAAGATTATTCTTGATCTCGTGCCGAAAGTTTACGACACAAATCGTATCGTGATGATTTTGGCTGAGAACAATGAAAGCCTTGAGGTTAAGCTGGACCCGCAACTCCAGCAGGCTCATGCGCTGGAAGTGAATGAGAATAACGAAGTCGTTGCGCGGGTTTTGAATCCTGCGATCGGCAAGTATGAAGTTATGGCGGACGTTGGGCCGGGATATGCGACGAGACGTGAGGAAGCGTTTAACGCCCTAACGCTAATCCTTACGCAGAACCCCGCGTTGACCAGCATCATCGGAGACATTATGTTCCGTGCGGGCGATTTCCCGATGGCAGAAGAGGCAGCGGAACGCTTGAAGCGCATGGTGCCTCCGCAGGCGTTGGGCCAAGGCCCGTCACAAAACGAGCAGATGCTTGCCCAGCAGGCGCAGCAGTTGCAGCAAGCCTTGCAGGCCACGATGGACGAATTGGCCAAAGAAAAGGGCAAGTCTCAGGCTCGTCTGGAAAAGCGCGAAGTCGAGGTTTACGACGCGATCACGAAGCGCCTCGATATTCTGCTCAAGAATGTTGGGCTTTCAGCGCAACAAAACGCAGAGGTCACGGATCAGGCTGTGCAGGAAAGCACGGAAGTTCCGATCAGCGATACCTACGAAGGGCACCAAGATCAGATGCCGGGGCGGCAGATGTCTTTGCCGCTCGAAGATCACGAAATGCCAGAAGGCGCGTTTCGTGGAGAAGATGGACATGCTTATGCGCCGCACCCGGAAATGCCCGGAATGATGGCCCGCGTTACGAAGGAGATTTGATATGGCTCGCCGCACAAAACAAGAAGCCTTTCGGGCTGGTCAGGAAAACCCGTTTATCGGTGACATCGCTCCGCTGCAGCGTGCTTACAATGTGTTAAGCGGGCTTGGTGCGGAATTGGGCGGTGCGGATATGGGCACGCCCGTTGGCCAGCGCTATGGTGAGCGTATGCGGCAGGGCGAAGAAGAAATTCGTCGGCTGCAGGCTCTTCGTGCGGCATACCCGGAAGAGTTCGGGCGCGGCATGATGCTCGAAAATGAGCGTCTTGACCCGTATATGCTTGATCTTGGGTTGAGTGGTGTTCGTGCGGCTCGTCCGTTCACGGCAACTCGCTTTTCTCCCGCGCAAGGTGAGGCTCCTGTCCGGGCGATCGAAGGTCCGGGCGGAATGCGTGCGTTGCCTGCCCCGCCGGTTCGTGAATTGCCTGCCGCACAGGCTGCACCGGCTGCGCCGTATTATCGCAATGTCCCGCCGGAGATGGGCACGTCGATGCGTCCGATGACGCCTTTCCAGCAGAACCAAGTCGGCCTTTCGACGGGGCGGTTTGGTATGCAGGGTTATGCGCCGGAGATGGCTGTCACGGATTTTGAACATTATGCTCCGGTTGGATCGCAGCGCACGATGGGCGGTCCTACGCCGATGAACAAGTTCGACCAGAACATGATGGACGCTTACCGTCGTGGACGCATGGGCACAGGCGCGTCTCGCGGAATGTATGGCGAATATACGCCAGAGGAAATGGGTTCGGCCATCACGCCATATCGTCAGGGCGGCTTGCGTTATGAGGCAGTTGGTCCGCAAGGTGGGGCGGCTGGGCGTGAGGTTGGTCCCGCATCTGGCCGTGGAATGCGCCCGACGCTGATGGAAGGTGAGTTTTCGGAAGTTCCGCCGCAGGGCCAGATCCCTTATGGCATGGGTTATCGTCCGAACTTCACGATGCAGGGTGGTGCTTATACACCAAACGCTCAAGGCATGGCCGTGTCGCCTACGGGAATGCGTTTTGATCCGCGAGTTGCGGCAGCTGCGGCAGGATTGGGATACTTGGAAGGGCGCAGACAGTTTCCGTCCACGCCTTTGTCGGGCAGTTCTGCTTTGCCGGCGGCAGTGCTTCAAAGTCCGGTGATGCCATCTGATCTTGTAAGTCAGGTTCCCCCGTCAAATATGTATTATAATTTTGGCCAAGGAGGCAGTGGTGGCGGCAGAATGGACGAGATGCGTAATATGCCTGCGTCCACGAAAGCTACGCAGAAATCGGGTAAAGGCAAGGCATCTGCTAGTCAGGGTGCCCCGATGCCTCCACGTCGTCCAGATGAATACGGCAGTGCAGGCTGGGAACCCAACTTGAACTACCAGATCACGGAAATGCTGGATAGGCTGACAGGTGGCAATGAAGCCGAACGTGGCCGCGAATACCAGCAGTATTATGCTACAAATCCGTGGCCGTATTGAGGATTGAAAAATGCCTGACCGGAAATGGCCAAGTGGTGTAAGCGGGGGAGTGTCGATTGGCCCTCCCGCGCCGATGCCAGATTTCAAAACCATGGAAAAAGAGTTTTATGCTCTTCACCCGGAGGCGCAAGTTACTCCGGGTGAGAATGTGCTTTACGGTCAGCAAGAACGCGAGCAAATGAATGCTCTTTACGGCACGCCGTCACGGACAGAAAACCTCTTCAACACACTCATGCCAGCTAACGTGCGCGCGGCATACGGCACGTATATCGGAGATCAAGAGCCAATTACCCAGCGCTACTTTTCTTCGGAAGATTTGGCTGCGATGCGAGATTATTATTTGCGGCAGCAGGCAGATTACGCGCAGCATGTTGCTGCACCTGGGATGTCTTACGCGGAACTTAGTTCGATGCGGCACGTCGTGCCACCTGTGCAAAGCCTTCCGGGTTTAGGGAATGTCCTGCATTCCTACACAGACCAGAACTATCGAATTGCGCCCTTTACGCAAGGGGCGTATTATGAACATTCGCCAGAGGGAACATATATGGTGAATGAGTATCGTGCGGGGCAGCACCAGCGCCCTGTTCGAGTTTTGTTGCCGCAATAGGAGCCAAGAATGTCAAGAGAGCCACTTATCAGACTACCCGGAAAAGGAGCCCACGCGCATAAACTCGTGGCAAAAACTGCGATGGAAATGGCGCAAGAAGTTTACGAAAAGAACGCTGGACGCTCGAATGAGTTTTACGAGCAATACCCAGATCGTGAGTCCTACGTGTCGTCTTGCTGGGCGCTTTATCTTGATGCTGCTAGAGCCACTTTAACCCAGTTATTGACGACGAACATGGATGAAGTCTTGAAAGATCAGATATATGATGCCTTAGTAAAAGATGCGACGTTGCGTCGAGGGCGTGAGGGCGTCCTTCAAATGAAAAAAGGATCAGGAGCCTAAGATGAGAAAGATGAATTTTTGGGACGCCGCCATGCGGCAAAGTGACGGGGAAACCGGCGCGGCTACGCCAGAAGCACCTGCCGTGGTCGAAACCCCCGTTGTGGCCGATGCGGGACAGGAAGCGGCTCCCGAAGCCTCGCTCGGTAACGAGGAGTCTGGGATTGCTGAAAGCGCTGCAAAACCCCCGCAGGGCCTTCTGGATCGCATCGGCCAGTTGACGCGCCAAAAGCGTGAACTCGAAGAGCGGTTGCAGCAGGCTGAATATTACCAGCAGGCGCAATATGCTCCGCAGGCCCAGCAGCCTGCCGCCGAAGTCCCATACGATCCGCGCCAGATACAGATGGAAGTCCATCGTCAAGCGCAGGAACTTGCGAAGCAGCAGGCTTGGAAAGACACGACAGATAAAATCTGGAACGACGGGCTTGCAAAATACGGGGACTGGGCTCCGCAGCTTAACAACATGGCTCAGATTTTAGGTGGCATTCCCACCACGCTGACCGAAGCTGCTATTGAAACTGGAAATCCGCAGGAAGTGCTTTACCATCTGGCCAAGAACCCGGATGAGGCGGCGCGGATTGCGATGCTTCCGCCGACGCGACAGGCTGTGGCGGTGGCGAAATTGGCGCAGAATGTGAATGCCCCGAAACGGGTTTCATCTGCGCCGCCACCCATTACTCCAAAGGTGAACGGGATCGGCAGCGCTCCGGCGACACTTGACGATCCTAACATTTCTATGGAAGAATGGGCGAGATTACGTAACGAGCAATCACAGGCTCGTCGTAGAAGGTAGGCGGGATAACCTTACGATCCCCCCTCTCTGGCTGTGGGGCAAACAGTCTGGGCTGGCCCGATAAAGTGACGGACGCGGGCACCGTCGAAACGCAGAGGACTCCCTCTTGCTTTTTGGCACTCATGGCGCGTCCGCGCTTTAACAAAAGGTCAGTCAAATGTCTAACTCACTCTTAACAATTAACATGATTACCCGTGAGGCCGTTCGCCTCTGGGTCAACACCAACTCGTTCCTGCAGCACATCGACACGCAGTATGACGATCAGTTCGCCGTTACGGGCGCGAAGATCGGCCAGAGCCTGCGTATCCGCCTGCCGAACGACTACACCGTTCGCACGGGTCCGGTTGCTCAGATCCAGGATACGGCGGAAACCTCCACCACCCTGACGCTGGCGACCCAGAAGGGCGTTGACGTGTCGTTCAACTCTGCCGAACGCACGATGAGCTTGGACGATTACTCCAAGCGCGTTCTGGCTCCGGCGGTCAACAACCTCGTTGGCGCGGTTGCGGCGGACGTTATGTCTGGCGTTGAAGGCGGCGTGTCGAACCTTGTCGGCAACTTTGACGCTGCGGGCAATCTGCTTCGTCCGACCCTCGAAACTTGGCTGAACGCCAAGGCGCTGCTGTCGTTGCGCTCGGCTCCCACGGATAACCGCAAGTTCATTCTTGATCCGGTTTCAATGGCCCGCACCGTGCAGAACCTGACGGGTCTGCTCAATCCGGCGACGGAGATTTCTGAGCAGTATCGCAAGGGTGAAGTTTATAACGCGATCGGCTTCGACTGGTTCGAAGATCAGACCGTTATCAAGCACACGACTGGCACGTATGTTGTCGGCGTTTCTCCGACCGTGAATGGTGCGAACCAGACCGGCACGAGCATCAACGTCACGATCGGCGCGTCCTCGTTCACCGTTGGCGACATCATCACGTTTGCTGGCGTCAATGCCGTCAACCGTATCACCAAGGTCACGACCGGCGAGCTGCAGCAGTTCGTTGTCACGAGCTACGCTGGTGGCGTTCTTGGCATTTACCCCGCCATCGTTCCGCCGTCTGGTGGTTCGACGGTTCAGTATCAGACGGTTACGGCTTCGCCTGCGAACGGCGCGGCTATTAACAGCCTGACGCTGACGGGCGCGGTTTACCGCAAGAACCTTGCTTTCGTGCCGGATGCGGTCACGATGGCGACGGCTGATCTGGAAATGCCGAAGAACATGCAGGAAGTCGCTCGTGAGCGTATGGACGGCGTGTCGATGCGTATGGTTACTGGTTTTGACATCAAGTCGGATCAGTTTATCACACGTCTTGACGTTCTTTACGGTTACCTCTGGGTTCGCCCGGAATGGGCCGTGGTCGTCGCGGACATCATCTAATCACATAGGGAGGGGGCAGAAATGCCCCTTCCTCTTCTAAGGAGCAGGTAAAATGGCTAAGACAAGACAGCAATATCTGGGTGTTTACGAAAACATGGATTTCCCTGATTATAAATTCGAGGAATATCCGAAAGTCGTCGGCTATCGGGACGAGAAAAAGAAAGACCCGATTATCGTAGCTGACGCTCGGGAAGAGGTTGAATTTATCACCACGGGTTCGCCGGGGGCGCATATCTCGCGTGAAGATGAACTTCAGGCAGAACTTGAGCGCAAAGCCGTGGAGTTAGAAGCTGCCAAAAAGCAGCTTGCGGAACTTAAAGCTGGGCAGGATAAGGCGAAAGCAAGTGTGCTGCCGACGCCTGCTGGCAAGAAAGAGGTTTAAGAGATGGCGACGACTGCCTTAGACATCATTAACCTTGCATTCAAAGACGCAGGTATTCTCGGTGTCGGGCAGTCGATGCTTTCCGAGGATGTGAATGACGCGCTGACCCGTCTTAACATGATGATTTCACAGTGGCGTGTTAAACGCTGGCTTGTGTGGCATCTTGTGGACAAAAGCATTGTAAGCACGGGAGCGCAAAGTTACACAGTTGGTCCGGGCGGCGACATTAATGTGTCGTGGAGGCCGGATAAGCTGGAAAGCGCGTTTTTTAGAATGCTTCCGGGTTCGACTGGAACGCAATCTGTCGATTACCCGTTGCAAATTTTGTTCTCTTATGAGGACTATGCGAGGATTACGTTGAAATCTCTCGTGTCGTTCTCGCAGTGCATCTTTTATGATAGCGGTTATCCTCTTGGAAAGATTTATCCGTGGCCGATCCCGCAGGCAAATCTTTACTCAGTTCACATTATCTTAAAGGAAGTGCTGTCGGAGTTTGCCGATCTCACGTCCACGTTCGACTTCCCCCCGGAATATCTGGCTGCGATCCATTACAATCTGGTTGTAAGGTTGCGGGCGGCTTATCGAATGCCGGAGGACCCCGGATTTAACGATCTGGCGAAAGACGCAATGCAGACACTGCGTTCGGCTAACGCCCAGATACCTAGCCTTGTGATGCCGGATAGTCTGGTCCGTCCGGGCGTCTACAACATTTACTCAGACCAGACGAGGTAATAACATGGCTACTCCTAATCGCTTCCAGTCCGGCTTTCGTCTCGAAGATGGCAGTGCGCTTAATACTGCGCTTGCTACTCCGCAGTGGCAGACTAATTATGGTATCGTCGCTTTGGCTGGCGGTGCTTTATCATCGTCAACGCCGAAATTGACGCTTGGCTCAAATCAGGTTGCTACTTCTGCGAGCAGCGGCGATAGCGTCGTTCTGCCGAGTGCGGTTGCTGGCAGCGTAGTGTTTCTGGCGAATGCCGGTGCCAATCCGGTGCAGGTTTTTGGCAATGGTTCGGACACCATTAACGGCACTGCTGGCGCGACCGGCATCAGCGTGGCGAATGCAAAGCGCATTCTGTTTGTCGCTGTGACGAATGGCGTGTGGTTTTCGCTTCTGACTGCCTAAACTTAAAGGTGTAATGTGCCCCAGCTTCAATTAGTTCAAGGTGCATATGAAGCGCGAAGCGTTATCGCTAACGCCCAGCGTTGCATAAACTTGTATCCAGAACTAAACACGAAAGATGCCGAGGTTCCTTACACGCATTATTGCACCCCTGGGTTGGTGACACTGACTCAGGGGAATGTCGCGGAAGTGCGGCAGCTTTATACCGCAAGCAATGGTCTGCTTTTCGCGGTGATCGGCGATACGGTTTATTATGTGCCGGACAGTTTTGTGTTGCAGCCTCTTGGCACCATCGCCACGCAAAACGGCCTTGTCTCGATGTATGATAATAAGTTCACGCTTATTATTCTGGACGGGTCGTTGTTTGGCTGGAGCGTTAATCTGACGACACTGGCCTTTGCGCCTTTCAGTCCTGCAAATTTTGTCGGCGGAAATCAGGTAAGATATATTGATACCTTTTTGGTGTCGAGCACGCTTAACGGAAATATTCAGTCAAGCGACTCGAATGCGGAAACTTATACCGCACTTGCGTCTGCAACTATGACGGGTGACGCGGATCAACTCCAGATCATTGATGTGGTGCATAAGGAAATCTGGAGTTTTGGGCGGCGAACCACGGAAGTCTGGAGCAACGTCGGGGCTTTTCCGTTTCCGTTTCAGCCAATTCCCGGTGTTTTTCTGCAGCATGGTATCGCTGCGTTGCGGTCGCTTGCGAAATGGGGCTTGAATATTTTCTGGCTTTCGCAGGACAACAATGGCGAAGCACTCGTGATGATGGGCACGGCATATAAGGCTGATGTGATTTCGACGCCTGCCATTACAGAAGCCATCGGTGGCTATGAAACCATAAACGATGCGATTGGCTTTTGCTACCAGCAAGGCTCGCATATGTTTTATGTGCTGACGTTCCCAACTGCCGACCATACTTGGGTTTATGATCTTTCGACTCAGCTTTGGCATGAGCGGGCGTGGATGGATCAGAACGGGGCGCTCCATAGGCACCGTGCAAACTGCGTTGCGTTTGCTTATGGCAAAACAATCTGCGGAGATTGGCAAAACGGGAAACTCTACAACTGGGACCTGCACGCCTATACTGACGATGGCAGCGATATTCTGCGTTTGCGGTCTTTCCCGCATATCGTTAGTAGTCTGGATCGCATCAGTTATAAACAATTCATGGCGGATATTGAGGTTGGAACCTATCTGGACGCACCTATAATTACAACAGGTGACGTGACTGTGGGGAGCACTACCATCAATAATATCCCAAGCACGTCTAAATTTATAATTGGACAACTTATAACTGGCGCTGATATTCAAGCTGGCGCTACAGTAGTCAACGTCGATAGTGGTTCTTCTATAACCATTTCACTACCAGCTACAGCTACAGTAGTTGGAGAAACTTTGACTTTTGAAAATCCCACGCCTGATCCGCAACTGTCGCTGCGTTGGAGTGATGACCGTGGCGTAAGTTTCGGAAATGTGGTGCAGCAATCTCTTGGGCATACGGGTGAATACAAAACTATTCCGAGTTGGAATAGACTGGGTTTTGCTCGTGACCGCGTGTTTGAACTTTCATGGACTGCATCTGCGGCGACCGCCTTAAACGGTGCGTTCATCGACGTTGAGAAAATGGAGACGTAAGTGTTACGCGCGCTCGTCCCGAACTCACTTAAAAATCTTATCCAACCTGACGGCAGCATTTCGCGGCAGCTTCAGCTTTTGCTTACGGCGCTTGTCGCGAACACCGTCCCGGTGACGGAAGATGGCACAACTGGAGCGCCCTTGGCGGGGGCGGTTTTGCTGCCGGACGCGGCAATCGTTCCGCAAGGTTGGGTTCAAATTGACACACTCGTTATAGGTGCAAACACCTATAAAGTTATTACGCTGGTTTAGGAGAGCAAAATGTTACCATTATTTGCAATGATGGGCGGAAGTGCGCTCACCGGCATCGGCAATATCTTGGGATCACGCACGCAAGCAAATGCCGCCGGTTCTGCTGGGCAGATGGGCTTGCTTGGGTCCATCTTGGCCGCACAAGCCGCCGAGCAAGGCTATCAACGGGCAAATACCGCACTCTCGCCTTATGCAACGGCTGGTAATAAGTCGATTGATTTGCTTATGCAGTATTTGCAGGGCACTGGCGCACAACAAGCTGGTGTCGGCGGTGGTGGTGCGAATTTGATGTCCACCTTCCAGCCCACACAGCAACAGCTCGAAAGCACTCCCGGTTATCAGTGGGCGCGTAGTCAGGCTCTTGGGGCGATGGCGAACAGCGGCGCGGCGCGTGGCATGGGCTCATCTGGTAATCTGGTGCAGCAAATCGGACAGACTGCGACGGGTCTTGCTTCCCAAACCTTTCAGCAGCAGCTTGATAATTACCTGCGTCAAAATCAGCAGGCTTTTGGGATGCTTTACAATCCCGGTCAGTTGGGCGCACAAGCGGCAGGTGGAATTGCGAATGCTGCCACTGGGGCGGCAACTAACATCGCTAATGCTGCAATGGGCGGCGGACAGGCTCTTGGTCAGGGCATTATGGGCGCAGGCAATGCCCTTGCTGGGGGCGAAATGGCCGCCTTCAAATCGGCAGGAAATGCTCTCCAGCTGCCTTATATGGCCTCTATTTATGGGAACAATCCGGCGAGCACTGCTGGAGGCAGCACTGCATTTAGTTCAATGATGCCTGACTTTTTGCGTTATGGCATAGGTGGTAGCGGGAATTTACCGTCAAATGTGGTAGGCGGTCTTGGGGATCGCGCTGTCCGGACTTACTACTAAAAACTATTGGAGACAAAAATGGCTGACGGTATTCCATATCCCCAGGCTCCGCAATACACTGCGGACAATCCTCTGCAGCAAGCCGAACAGTTTCAGGCTATGGGCTTGCGTGCTGCACAGATGCAACAAGTTCAGCAGACTGCCGAGCAGCAAGCGCGTGTAAATGCCGCAAAGATTGCTGTCGGGCAGCATATGCAGGCGCATATTGATCCAAAAACTGGAGAATTTAATAAGTATGGATTTTTGGGAACTGTTGCCCAAGACCCAAATGCGGCTGTGGTTTTTCCAGAAGTTTTTCAGACTTTGCTCCAAAATAACGAAATTGAAGCGCGAACAGCCGGGCAGTATCTTCAAAACGAAAAAGCAAAACTGGATGTAATCGGCAACAGTGTTGCGCCGTATATCCAAAAAATTGATGAAGGAAAAACCCTTACAGATTCCGATGTGTCTGGATTGATTGGAAATCTGCAAGCAGCTCACGTTTTTAAGGATAGAGAAGAAGGGTTGACGATGCTGCAAGGATTGCTTGGCAGTCCTATTGGCAACCGAAATAATCGCAACGGCCTTTTTAGAATGCTTGGTCAATATTCTGCTTTATCCCAACAAACACTTGCAAATACTCTGCAGTCTGCAGAAAAACGCTTTGAGCCAATGACTGGCGTTACAGCGAGTGGCGAAAAATATCAAATTCCGAAAGCAAGAGTGCCGGGAATGCTGCCCCCAACGGGCACAGAAGCAATCTTGCCAGAAGAAACAGCGGGAGGGGGAACGTCGGCTCCTCGTTCTGAACTTCCTGCTGGGCAGGAGCCTTCACCCTCGGAGGCTCCTGCCACTCAAGAATCCGGCCTTCCTTACGGTGCTGTGCGAACAGAACGCGCTCCGCTGGAGACTGCGAGAGACAAGCCGTATGTGGATTATAAAGAAGGCAAAGGCTGGCTTGCGGAAAGTGAAAAAGATGCCCAGCATAATGCTGGTCTTGCCTATGAGATGGAAACAAAACTTAAAAATCAGGAAGAAATGTTTAAGTTGCTCCGCACGGGGCCGCTTGGAACAGCTCGTGCTGATTTTGCACAGTTTGCCAGAGGCGTGCTGCCAAAAGACGCCGCTGATCGCCTGACATCAATGATGCTCGGAACAAATGATCCTGACAAGGCATTTGCTGCGGCACAGGCGCTGCGTAAGGAACTGGCTAAAAACACTTTCGAACAACTAAAAGCTGCATTGGGAGGCCAAGGTCGCTTCACGAACTTTGAATTGCAGACCATGCTTCAAGCAAACTACGGTCTGGACGCCGAAACGCCTGCCATTGAGCGAATGATGAATGATATGCGTCGCGTGGCGAAAATAGCCAAGGTCGAGGCAAAAGCACTCGAACAATATCGCAAAGTCAGCCTTGCCCATCCACGCAATGATAATTCGTTTAGCGCAAGTTTCTTCAATGAAAAACTGCGTGACAAACTTATAAATATGGGTCTGTATAAAGAAGGTGAGATTAAACTTACCAAAGATGGCGACGTAAAACTTCCAAGCGCGGAGGCAAAGTGATGGCTGAACAACCTGTTGATAAACGGGCTTTCGCGTCTGGCTATGATCCGAATATGGTGGCGGATTATATTGTAAAGGCCGCAGAGGCTCGAGGCATTGATCCAAATGTGGCGCTACGTGTCGCAAAAAGCGAAGGGCTTTATGGCTACGTGGGCGACCAAGGCTCGTCTTTTGGTCCTTTCCAGTTGCACTACGGCAATGTGGCTCCGGGCGGAAACAAGGTCAGTGGCCTTGGGGATGAGTTCACCCGTGTGACAGGTCTTAATGCTCGTGATCCTCGCACATGGCAGGCGCAAGTTGACTTTTCTTTAGGAGAGGCCGCGCGATCTGGATGGGGCGCTTGGCACGGATGGAAAGGCGCTTCGCGTGCTGGCCTTCCGGGTGGCCCTCCTGCCGGGCAGCTTTACGAAACGAGGCGGTTTGTTCCGCAAGAACAGCTCATGCAATATGCTGGGCCGCTGCAGCCTTTGCCTCCGCAGTCTTTGCCTCCACAGATGTTTGCACCGGAGTCAATCGCTTATGCACAGCCGCAAGCACAGCCTGCGCCACTTTACAGAGCCCCTGCGAACCAAGTTGCCTCTGCGTCAATAATGAATGATGCGTCGCCTGTTCGGGCTCCGCAGCTGACACATGATAATTTTCTTGATGACCATTTTTTATCAGAACAGCCTGCCACTGCAAAAGCTCCCGCGCAACAAGGGCAACCTGCTCCATTATCGCATGATAACTTTTTAGACGCGATTGAAGAAACTCCGCAACCCACGCCTCGACAAAATCAACAGCCGGGTGAAGTGGCTGCTGTCGGACCGAAAGAGTGGGGCGTTGGCAGGTCTTTTGCACGAGGTGCGTCTTGGGGCCTTGCAGAGCCGCTGGAAGTCGCAGCATCAATCGCCAAACACGGCACTCATGGCATGTCCTACGGCGAAGCCTTCTCGAAGGGCATGGAAAACATTGCGAAAGAACGCGAGGCTTATCGCATTGCAGCTCCTGGAACATCTGCTATTGCTGAAGGGTTAGGCGCTGCAGTTGGTGTTCCTGGCCTTGCTGCCGCACGAACCATCGGCGCTATCGGAAAAGCTGCGGTTGCGGGGGCGCGGGCCGTTCCAGAATTAGCTGCAGCCGTTCCCACCGTTAGCAAATTTGTAAGCGGCGCTGGAGGCATGGCGTCAAAAGCCACGAGAGGTGCGATTGAAGGGGCCGGTCTTGCTGCCGCTGAACAAGCCCCTTGGATGACCCGCCCAGAAGATAGAAGCCTTGGAAATGTGTTGACTGGTGCCGTAGGTGGAGGTGCGGGCTCTGCCTTGCTTGCTCCGATTACCAAGGCTTTGACTTTGCCGTTCAAGGCTAACATTTCTCCCGGCGCAGCGCAGACTGCTCTTAACGTCAATAACAAGTTTGGCTTAAACATTCGCCCAAGTCAGCTTTCCACTAATCCTGTCTTGAAAGAAGCCGATGAAAAACTTGTGTCGGCGGGCGTGAAGAATAAACAGTTTGAAGATTGGCACAAGGCTGTCGCTCAAGACCTTAACACGACTGCGAATAATTTCGGCAAACCAAATCTCGGCGTCTCGGATTTATCAAAGCCTTCAATCGAAAGTGCGAAAAGGGCAACTGGCCAAGAACTGGACAATCTTGTTGCTGGCACAACTTTGACCCCAAATGCACAACTAGGGCAAAGGCTTCGTGCTATTTCTCAGCACATCAATAACACAACTGATGCTGCAAATCCTGTTCGCCAAGCGTATGCTGATGCAATTCAAAGACTTCGCGCTAATGTGGGCCCCGGTGGGATAAAAGGTGAGGCATTTCGAGATTTAATTAAATACCATGGATATGTCTCAAACACCTTTTTGACCAAGAATGATCCAGTATTTAAGAAAGTCGGGAGGGACTTACGAAATGCGCTAATAGACTCGTTTGAAATCTCAAATCCTGCATTGCGGGGGGAATATAACCAACTGACAAATCATTACCAAAAGTTGTTAGCCATCGGCTCTCTTGCCAAGGATGACATGACAGGATTTATCAATCCTAAGTCTTTGCTGGATAAAGTGTCAAAGCGAAACTTATCTGGTGATTTGTTGGATTTAGCAAAAGTCGGAAAAAGGATCGTGAAAGAGCCGATGACTCGACAATCGACTCTATATCGAGATGTTCGAAATTTTGCGATCCCGCAGGTTTTAGAACATGCTTTGCTTGGAATGGGTGTTCCAGCTGGTGGTTTAGGTGCAGTAAGTAATGCACTGCAAGCCGCTAATTATGGAATGCGTGTGCCGGAAAGAATGGCTATGCAAAGCCCTTATCTGGCAAAACAGGTTTTTACAGGCAATCAGATGTTGCCGAACGTGGCAAGAGCGGCGGAACGATTTGGTGCAAGAGTTGGCGCAAATGTTTTAACAGGGTATGGAGCCCCGGAGAAAGCAAGATGAAAAAGGTAACAGGAGCCCTTGCGGCATTTTTATACAGCACAAGCGCCTTATGGGGCGCAACACTTATGCCGAACGGTGAGCAGCAGTTCATCGACGGTAACGGCAAGCCGTATGCTTCCGGCAAGGTGTATTTTTACAGCAACTTTCCGACCTGCACGATCTTAAAAAACACTTACCAGAATGAAGCTGGAACAGTGCTCAACACCAATCCGATCACCTTGGATGCTGCCGGTCGTGCGGTCATCTTTGGCTCCGGTTCGTATTGCCAAGTTCTAAAAGACTCAAGCAATAACCAAATCTGGGCTCGATACACTTCCGACACATCAAGCGCCTCGAACTTGGGTTGGGGTGGAACGAGTGGCGGAACGGCAAATGCCCAAACTGTAAGTGTGAGTGCGTTTTCCGGCACGAATGGCCAGACCTTTTACTTCAAGGCTGGCTCCTCGAACACGTCAGCTTTGACGCTTGCGGTTAATGGTGGATCAGCTATTAGCGTTATTCGTGACACGCCTACCGGCACGGTTGCGTTGACGGGCGGTGAAGTCGTGGCGGGCAATATCATCGGCGTGACCTATGATAGCGGCACGGGTGCTTTTCATCTCGTCACTAACAATTCCCGCCTGTTTGGTTTTGCCAATAACGTGCCTGCTGCCGTCACGATGGACCTTAACGCCTCGTCCTCGCATGTTGTGAACGTCACAGGGTCTGGCGTCAACATTTCGAACTTTGGTGCCGGTGGCGCATCGGCTGCCGCGAACAGCATCTTCTTCTTGCAGTTCAACGGCACGAATACTGTTGTGGCTGGCGCAAACATCGCTACACCATCTGGTGGCAACATTGTTGTTAATTCCGGCGCGTCGTTGACGGTGCTTTACCAAGGGACAAACTCTTGGCGAGTGCTGCAGGTCACGGGTGGATCGGGTGGCGCTTCGGGACAGGTTGCTGGGTTTGCTACCGGCACTTGCCCTACCGGCTGGATAAAAGCGGATGGTTCGGCAGTTTCGCAAACGACCTATCCCGGTCTTTATGCGGCACTTGGAACGACTTGGGGTCCAGCCACGGCTGGTAACTTTACGCTTCCTGATTTCCGTGGAACTTTTCTGCGGGGCATCACGGACGGTAAAACGCAAATCGCAAATGTGGCGTCGGTTACAGGTTCTATCGCCACGGTAGGTCCGAACGGCATATTGACTGTGACCGCCGTGACTTCTGGTCAATTAAAAATCGGACAAGTAATCTCAGGAACAGGCGTGACCCCCGGCACGACCATTACCGCATATGGCAGCGGAACTGGTGGCGCGGGCACTTATACCCTCAGTGTTGCACAAGTTGTCGCATCTACGGCCATTACCGCTGCGGATGTATTAAATGCTCAGGTGCTTGGGGCATTTGTCGACGACTCTCTTGCGTCCCATTCGCATCTTTATACTGCGGGTGCAACGACGAGTGGTCTTGTGCAAGGCGGCACTACTCAGGCTATCACGCAGGGCGCTACTGCAGCGGGGAGCACAACCGATCCTACTGGTGTGACGGAGACAACTCCGAAGAATTACGGCGTGCTTTACTGCGTTCAGTATTAAGCACACCTTGTAGTGAGTATGGCATGGGGCTAACCCGTGCCGTGCATTTCGCGGGCACGAGGGATATAGTTCTCCGTGCCCGCAACTCTTTCAAAAATCCCTGACTTTTCCATCAACGACAAAATGCGTTCGGCTTTTTCTGCCGGAGTGCGCTGGGATAGAAAACGCAAGATTGTTGCGGAGCCTAGCGGCAAGCGATGTTTCATGTAAAGCGCGAATGCGTATTGGAAAGTCTCCTCGATCACTTGGTCGTCGGAGCGCATAATCATATCGCGGAAAATTTGCGGCATGAGCGCTTCAATCTCAAGCAGCCATTCTTTCGCCCGTTCCACATCTTGCAATCGAATAGCAAGTTCCGCTCCGCGTGACATCGCAGAAACCATCGCAAGTTTCACGGCGAAAATCTTTCCGCGACGAGGTAAGTAATTCGCTAACTTCGGATGGTCTGGGATCGGCGGGCAATCCTTTTCAATCCAATCCTCAATCGCCCTTGCCGCTGGAACGTCCCATTTAATCTCACCATAATAATCCGCGCAGTCATCGAGCTTCGCCACGAGCTTCTTTTGGAGCGCGGTCGTATCTTTGTATTCACCGAAAAGCGAAACACGCGGGGCGTGGCTGCTGTAAACCATCAAAAGGCGCGAAGTCCATCCCATCGTCCACGCAGTCTCAGGGAGCATCGAGGCAAGAAATCCCGGCTGCGATCCCAACAGCAACGTCGTCATCGGGTTTGGAATTTCAATCGGGTCTTTGAGCGAATGCCGCCGTTCTTCTCTATACGAGTCTTTATGGTCGAAGAGTTCATTGATAATCGACAAAAATCCCAGATCATGCGCGTTGATGAAAACGCCGAGTTCTGCTGCGAACACAAAGAGGTGATGGTATGTGAAAGAGCCGGAATTGTTCGGCCTTAAAACTGTGCGGAAGGCGCGGTTAAGTGCGTCGATGTATGACGCAGCCGTGACGCTGTTGGGCGCAACGTGATACTTTTTGGTGGCCTTGAGCAAGCCCTCCGCAGGGTTAATCGCTTGCGACTTGCCGACGCCCGGAGGCGCGACCAACATGACATATAGGTTTGCATATTGCGGTCCCGCTTTTGTCATCGTCCAGACTCGCTTTTCAAGCGCGCCGGATAGCGTTGTGATGGCAGCCCATTTACGGAAAATAGCAGGTGACGGGCGTTCTTCCGTGAACGCCACGAATGAGTCAACAAAGTCCACGAGCAGCCCCTTAAATTCTTATAGGCAAAACGCCATTATAGTTTTTGCGAAAGGAGAGGAGTGCGTTTGCGCTCGTCCTTTTTGTTTTTCCATTTCGCCAGACCGTCAGGGTTAGCGGCGGGGTCGAAGTTTCCCCAATTCCAGCCAACCTTGGCTTCTCCCGGCACCACGAGTTCATGGCCGTTGCACTCAAACGCGAGGTGAAAATGTGAAAGGGCTTCGTCAATAACAGCAACTTCGTCGAGGTGTTCGGGATATTGAAAGTAAAGGGCGTCGTGAACTTGCGCGATCAACTGAACCTGCGGCATGTATTTCCAAACTCTCCACAACACTAAATTCAATCTATCCGCCGTCGCGCTCTGCGGTGAAAACGCAATCGCTTCCCGTAGCGTCGTATCATCGTTCGCTCTTCCGAAGAACGTCCGCTCGCGTCCGAAAGGCGTGATGACTCTGTTTGCCGTTTGAAGCTGTTGTGCGACCCATCTATGCCATTTTGGTATTCCAGCAAATCTTTCGAAATATCTTCGCTGAAAAGACTCTGCGACTTCGACTGGGAGCTTGGCATGACGGGCCATGGTTGGAGGTAATCCGCGATAATTGCTTCCGTGGCCGAGTTTTTTCGCCATGTCTCTGTAGGTAAGGTGACGGTAAAAGGGCGTGTCTGCGATTGCACGATCGCGCTTTGGATCGTCTGTCCATTCCAATTCGGGCCAAGCAGTCCTTGCGACAAGAGTGTGAAGGTCGCCACTATAGCAGGCATCCAGATAAGACCAGTCACCACAAATGGTGCCCGAAAGCCATCCAACTTCTCTAGACTCTGCTTGTTCGAGGTCGATGCCGCAAATTTTGTAGCCAGGGTCAGCCACAAACATTTTGCGTAAACTTGACGTGATGTTTTGTAAGTTTGTTCCGGTGCCGAAGGCATTAGTGCTGGAAGAAAAGCGTCCGGTTTCTGTTCCTGCGACATTGTAAGATGTCCTCATGCGTCCGTCAGAATCGACTTCGGTGTTTAAAACTGAAAGTTGTTTGACAGCATCTCGAATAGCCAAGATGGTCGAAACAAATGGTCTGGCGTGAAAATAGTTGTCGAGTTTTTCAAGGGCCTCGCGGTCCATCGAAAGTTTTCGCTCTCCCTTTTTTGAAGTCCAGATTTCTGGAATACGCATCACTCCAAAGAAAAACTCTTGAAGCATTTTAGGAGAGTTTGCTTTAAGGGGTTTGTCCCAAACAGCGTAGCTAAGACGATTAAGCAGAGTAGTAAGCCGGTCGATCTCCGCATTAAGCGTCTCAATACCTTTCTGGCGCTCATAAGTATCAATGCGAAACCCCCTCTGCATCATGTCCAGAACCGGAGCCTGGAGCGCACGGGCGAAATCGTAGATTTTTGGCGCAGGGCCTATAGCGCGGATGGAGTCTAAAACTTCATGTGTGATGCAGCAATCAAGGCCGTTATAGATTTGCTCGTTCTCCGCGAGCACAATGCCTTCTTGAAGAGTGCTGGTGTCAATGATCGGCATTAAATCACCATTCCGCAAGCGACAAACAGCACCCAAACGGCGAGGGCTTTTTCGGAACCAGTCACGATGTAATATGTGAAAGGCACAAACGAGAGGATGAGGGGTGAAAGCATTAGAGCATTCCTTTTGTTTGCAGATGGTTGAACATTCTGCGCCAAGCGTAGCTCCTTACAATACTGACAATGGTAAAGATCGCAGTGAGAGACAGGTTTTCTTGGAAAGAAGGGTGTAGGTTGAACCATGGGAAAACCAGCCATTGCGTTAGAAGGGAAGTGACAAACCCAGAGGCTGTGTTTAACAGGGCCTCGAAAAAGGAATGTTTGCGTGATTGCATTCAGTCATCCTTCTTCATCTCCGTGATCTTTTTCCCGCGCATGGTTTTCCACGCAGGCTCGGAAGTATAGATGCTGCCTAAAAAGCCCAGCCCCTTTTGCATTTCTGGATAAAGGGCATGGTGATAGAGCATGGTATCTTGAAGGCACGAACGAGGACGATAACCTTCTTTCATTAGATATTGCAAGTCATAAAGCCCGTTCTGGAATATTTTCACGATGTTGGGGTTTTCCAGAATCGAACGCACAACATTTCGTGCGTCACGCTCTATGCGAGGGGATGGCCAATAATTTCCACCTTTCGCTTTGTCCCAGAACGGAACGACCATTGCGTTTTCCGCGTCCGCGCTGAACCCCACCATCTCGATCATGCCGTATTTCGTTTCGATGTCACAAGCGGTTTCGGCGCGTATATGCTTGGCGATCCAGTCATGGCATTCCGCAATCGTAGGGTTCACCAGAATGTAGCGGCGCGGTCGTTTGATCTCTGGGTATGCGCTTTCACGTTTCGCTTTAATCAAATCCGCGAGAGCGATTGGACGCCACGCCCAATTACGTAAGACTGCCGAAGGGTGGTAGGTCGGTAGGACTTTGCCGCCAGCAAGAGTTCCTGTCGCCACTGTCCCGCGTAAACTTCCAATGCCGTTAGTGCCAAGCAAAGCCCAGCAAGCTGTAGCACCCAGAGCGATAGTGAGATTAGGGCGCACGATTTCCAATTCATTTCGCAAACGCTCCAATTCTGACAGGTATTGAGGGGCCAGGTATTGCCCGACCTTGCCAAGATGCGGATGGGGATAATCCTCTCCGCATTCTGCTTTCTTGACGCACAAGGCTTGCAGATCATTGTTTGGTGGGCGCAGCGCCAGCACGTTTGTCAAAAAGCAATCACGACGAGACAACCCAGCTTCTTGCAACATGCGGGTAAGTTCTTGCCCGCTGTAACCTTGAAACGGCTTCCCGATGAGTGCTTCCTGCTCGCCCCACGCTTCTCCCACGATTGCGATTTTGGCGTCTCGTGGTCCGCTTGCGTGGGCGAATGCTGGCGCTGCGTTGTGCATATTACTGCTTCTCTACAGTTAAACCTTTGACCAACCACATGCAGCCTTCTTCAAAGCATTCGATCGCTTTTGAGAGGAGGCGGGTTTCTTCATCGCTAATTGTGTCAATGTTGTCTGGAATGAAGTCCCATGTGAAGTCGATCAACTCAGCGGCTTGGCGTTTCGCTTCTCTCACTTCAGCCTTTTCGGTTGGAAGGAAAGATTTACGAACGATCTTTTCGCCATGAGTGCGCGTTAGCATTAGCGGTTTTCCTCTGCCACAATCGCCAGCAACAACAAGCTGTAAACCACAAGGTCGTCGATGCGTTCAGAAACAGGCTGCGTTCTTGCACGAGCCTTGTTTTCACGAACGTCTCTGATGTATTGCGAGATCGTGTCGATGTGTTTGCCTGCGAGAAAGAACCACGCAGTTGACATCGGAACGCCTTGCTGATCGGCCAGTCTCCGAAAGTTTGCGAGGATGTCGCCGGAGTCGCCGTATTCTGCATTTTTCATTGCGAACAAATGTTCGGCGCGGGCAATCGCGTCAGCGATGACACTGCTTTGCGGATTGGAAGATGGGGGCGCTGGGATCATAAATGGCTCCTGTTTGCGATCAGCGATGGTTTCGTAAAGGTCGTGGATGTTTATGCGGTCAGCTAAACTTTCATCCGTCATTCGCTTGCTCCTTTTTTAACGCCGATGCTTTCCGCATCACACGCGACTGAGTGAGGGCTCGTCTCGCGTTTGTTACGTATTCATCGTCAATCTCAAGGCCGAGCACATACTCTGCCCCGAGGGCTTCTGCGGCCCGCAGCGATGACCCACCACCGCATGTCGGATCGAGAAATCTTGTGTTGCTATCCACAAACATCTGCAGAAAGTGCTTTAGCACTGGTTCAGGTTTGGTGTGGGGGTGATGCTCCTTGTTCGTTTGCGCTGCGATTGCGTTGGCCACGGGGCGAACCAGCAAACGATCCTCACGACTTGCAATCAGCGCGGTTTCGTAAATGCGTCTAGGTTCGCGTTTCGGGTCCGGCACAATTCCCACGTTGTCGCTTTTCAGCCAGACGAGCGGGAAGTTGTTGAACGCCAGCGTCGGCGCAAGTTCCGCAAACATCTGGAGCGTCCGGGCCTGAATTTTGATGTCGCCGGAAAGCCAGAAAACCAAATGCCCGGAGTGCGCCATCACGCGATCGAGATTTTCACACAGACATTTAATCAGGTCGGTATAAATGTCTGGGGAGTCGTTATACCCCGGAGTTGTAAGTTTCCCAGACCACGCTCCACCGAAAACATTCACGCCGTAAGGAAAGTCGCAGTGGATAAGGTTGAACGGTTCGCCGGTGTAAGTTGGAGCCCAGTCAAGAAAAGATTGATGGAGAATAGACTGGTCGGCGGGTGTTATGAGGGGTGCTTGGCGTGCGGATTGAAATGCGGTTGTGGATGCCCCCGTGCCGCCCTTTTCCGGGGCCGTGGATGCGTTCAAAAGGTCGTCTAGGGGGTTACCACCCGACGCACTTTCAATCGCCTCAGAAGCCGCCGCCGTGGCCGTATGCAATAGGTTGCTTATGGCGTCCGACGCGACCCGTTCATCCTCACGAGTTAGAAAATTGTAAGCCCGCGTCGCAGACTCCATGTGCCGCACGTTATCTCGATGGAGTTCCTTGGCGATCCGGCAGCACCTATTCACCCACGAAGGGCTGAACCCAAGATTTTCCGCCGTATTGTTATAGCCCCAGTCCGGGCCGCCAGCTTGCGACAAAATTTCATGCACGCTCGCCATCGCCAAACACTGGTCCTGCCAGCCCAAATCCTTCCGGCGAAGATTTTCTTCGAGTTCAACCACCCGCTGCTCGGTTGGCGAAAGATCGTCCAGCAGGCGCGCGGGAATTGATTCAAGTTTTAACTGCCGCGACGCCGTGTAACGCCGTTCGCCTGCGATTAGTTTGAAAGGCTGGCCATTCGGGCCTTGCTCGCTCGTGACGATAATCGGCACAAGAACTCCGCGTCTCGGAATGCTTTCGAGCAAATCGTCAATCACGATCTCCTTGCGCTGACGGCTTGCACGGTCGATCCAAATAGCATTAAGCGAGATTTCCATTTTCAATTCCTGTCAGTTGCAAGGTGGGGGAGGCAAAAGGCTCCTGCCTCCCCCGTTATTGTTACTCGCCCTTCACGCTCTTGATGTTGTTGCGCGGCGGATCATCCGGGCGCTCCGGGTTAAAGCGCTGCGTCACATACGCAATCACGCTCTGCCCGACCGCCTCCGGGATCAGCTCGTCGAACGTCGAACCAGCCGTTTTCAGACCAAGGGACTCCAGAAAGTCCTTCAAACGAAAACGCGCGTCCGGGGTGAGATAGAAGTCCGTGGACATCTTACGAGCCGACAGATCAATGTCCGCCAGATCCTTCGGGTCCACGTCATCGCTCGCAGAATGAAACTTGATCGAAAAGCGGACGTAGGGAGTTTTGTTTTTGTTGTTGTCTCCGTATTCGAATGAAGCAATGTTGCCGTGGTAAGTTCCTTCGGGAAGAGCCAGAGGTGCTTTGACTTCATCAAGATTTACAGCGAGAAGATCACGAAAATTAACAGCCATTTTATACTCCATCAGGATATGCCCCGTGAGGGGCGAGCATTAACGCATTCGCGTTAATTTCGGACTGCCGCAAAGTAATCCGCCAAACCGCTTTCTAACGGGTATGACGGCTGAACTTTGGACGGCGCTGTATTTTTGCACTCGATCGTGCCTTGGGATGTCGTGAAGATCTGGCGTTTGAGGGACGCGCCACGACCTGAACTCTGCGCGAGCAATACGGTGTTGAAATAACGTCCGACTTTCGGAGGTAACGCTTTTCCCAAGGTGTTAGGATAGTAACGCTCCGGGCCACTTTCGTCCCCCATCGGTTTGATGTGGCAGTTGATTATCACGTTGCACTTCACAGACTCATCGTAGAGCATACGTAAAAGGTTTTCGACAAGGACTTGCGCGAGGCCCCAGTCGCTTTGGTGAGGATGTTGCCCAAGTCTCCCATTCATGGCGAGGATGTAGGAAAGCGCTGCGTCCGAAAGCATCGTGAGGGAGTCAATGACGAGAACTGTTTTGCCATCCCATGTCGTGATTGGGCCAAGCGACGTGTCGCCGTCTTTCCATTCACCCAGCATGGATGTGGTGCGCTGCCAAACGCTCGCCTTTGCCGGGATCAATTTTCCGCCGACGTTTTTCATTGGCTCGGTAATGGTCATATACTCCACGTTCGCAATGGCGTCCTTCGCGTATTTGCCGCACGTCAAAAGGTCCCGCAGCACATCCACGCCGTTGTCGAGGTCAAGAATGCGAACCTTGTATCCAGCCGCCGCAAGAGAGGCGAGGGCTCCGGTCTTTCCCGCACCGCTATCGCCTACAAACAATAATTTCGTCGTGTCTGACGAATGATGATCTTTTAGGGCTGGCATTACTTTTTGTCCTTCTTCGAGCCTAAAGTCTGCTCCGCATGATTTAATGCGGTGTGTATAATTTCTGCCTGCGCTTTCGTTTCGCATGAGGCAAACAAATGATAGCTGTCGTCCTTCTGTCGAATAAGGATATGATAAGGGGAGCCGTAGTCTGGCTCAAAAATTATGAATTTCATGTTGCGCTCCGTTGAATTGCTTTTGCGATTTGTTCAGCCAAAAGGCGTGAAGGTGTGGTGGCGACTGCGATCCATTCTTGGGTTTTGCGATCAAAGACTGTGATGATGTAACCATCGTCTGAGTGACGGACGATGTGAACGCTCATATGTCACCACGAACTTTGAGCGGGTCCCAGATGCGCTTTGTGAAGTCGGCGCGCAGCCATTCGTGGCGAACGGTCGGCGGAAGGCCACAGATTTTGCGGAAAGGACAGCCGCCATACATGCCGCAAGACTTATCATTCATCGGCCAGTAGTTTTGCGCCGCAAACAATTCCGCCATTGCGATATACTGCCCAAGATCGTAATACCATTCTTCGAGCCCACTTTCAGTCCTCGGCACGACGCCTCTCAAAAAGCGCGTGAAGGTCTGCGCGATCTGCGCGCCATCAACAATGATCCCTTCGATCTGCACGTTGTAAACGATCTTACCTGCAATCGCGTAAAGCGACATCTGATTATCAGGCGTAAACTTATCGAAAAACGACTGGTTGATTGTGGACTTTGTGGTTTTGCGGTCCAGCACAAACGCCTTGTCGTTGAGCGTGGCGAGGCGATCGAGATGCCCGCACAACAAAATGCTTTCGCCCTTGCTGCTCGAATATCCTGAGTCAAACCGGAACGAAAGTTCGACAGCGGGTTTGCCATTCGCAAGCCGCACCGTTTCGATCGGATCATCTTTGAACTGATCTAAATACCAGACCACGCTCCGCAAAAGCGTCATGCGGTTTTTGTTTGGGTCATCTGAAATCCAAGGGCGATTTTTTCGCTCGTCCCAAGTGATTGTCAACACATATCGCACGACTTCCCGCAGCGCCTCGTCATATCCCATCCCGCCAAACCGCAGATGGTCATAGCGCTCAAGCGCGGAGTGAAAATGAAGTCCGAATGTAAGATGGACGGAGATTTCTCTCGGTTGCCATCCTTCCAAAATGCTGAGTTGGTAATAGCGCGGACACGTCTTGAACGCTCCGATGGAGGTCGAGTCCCACGCAAATTGAAAACGCGGGGATGTAAGTGAAAGGGAATTGTTGACTTGATCTGACATGGGGAGTCCCTGTCTATTTGCGTGGATCAGAACCTACTTGGACCATGCGATAACCGTTAAGCAGCATTTGCTGGAGATTGTCGTGGTGCCCTCGAAGAAACATGGTATGTGCGATTAACCGCTCAATCTTTTCACTTGCTTCATCTCCAAGCCACGTTGACGCCTGTTGCCGAATGTCCTGCACGAGTTGCTCAAGTTCGTCCTTCGTCATATCAGTCACCTAGAATATCGGAAAGAAGTTCATCTGCGGAAATGATCGGGCCTTTTTTACGCGGGGCTTTTTTGACTTTCGGGGCCGCTTCTTGCTGCGCGAACTTTTCCCGTTGCGCCCTCAAATAATCAATAATCCGGTCAGCCTCCGCGTCTGAAACCTGCGGAAAGCGGTTTATTAATTCATCAAGACTCGCGGGAGACGCTTCTTCAAGAATATCGCCGTGCGTCTCACTCTCCGATGAGGTCTGTGATGGATTGGTCGAAGGGGACTGGTTTTGCATTAGCTTTCCGCTCCATATGCTGAACGTATGCGTGAACGATCAATCTTATCGCTTTTGATCTTCCGACCGTGCGAAGCCCTGCTCTGCAGAAATACTGATCAATTTTTTCAAGGTCTTTTGAATAAAGGTGGAGATGCACCTTTGTCGTTTCGTCATCGAGGCGCGCGGCCATTCTAGTCGTCTCCTAATAAGTCGGCTAGGCTGTAAAGCGGGCCTTCGCCTCTTGGGTTTTCCTTCAAGGGTGCAGCCGTGCTGCTTGGTTGCGGAGAGGGTTTGTCGGTTTTCAATATCCAAATATGAGTCGGGGAGGTCGGGGATCGGGAGATTTGTAGAATATCAAGATCAGGGTCTTTTCTGCGCGCAGCGTAAAGGCGCTGCAAAGAAACTTGGTAATTGCCAAGCAGCTCAACCTCGATGCCAAACTCCGAATGGTAGGCTTCATAGAGGATTTCTGCTTCTTTACTCATCGCGGCGACAGCCTTTGCAAAAAGAAAGCGGGGGCAGACCCCCCGCTCGCCAGAAGTTTCAGAGGTCCATCGTCTGGCTGACGGACAGCGGGGAAGGGAGGAAACGAAAACCCCGCTTTCCTGACAGGCATCCCAGAGTTTGTATCATCTGGGATGCCCGAATGGCATTAGGCAGCCTCGTCGAAAAGATCGGACAGCAAATCGCCAGCCATCTTACGGGACGAGTCGATGCGGCGAGCAGCTTCCTCACGGATTTCCGGCTTATGCTGCAGCACCTTGCCGACATACTCCGCGATCTGCTCTGCGGAATAGTCCGAGGGATTTCCGCCCTTGCGGCGGATAGCAGCGAAAACCTGCTCCTTGGCAATCTTCGTCGCCTCTTTCGCAATCGGATCGGCAGACGCTTTCGGAGTGCGCGAAGAAAATTCGTAAGCATCCGCAAAAGCCTGGAACTCAGCCGACGCAGCCTCAGAGTCGATGGTGCCTTCGTCCGCGAGACGCTTCAGCTTGGCAATGATCGAAGTGCGAATATTGTCCGCAAGAACGTGGTTCAGCTTTTCGGCCTCAAGGGCGGTCAGCTTATGACCTTCAGCATAGGGCTGATCGACGTGGACTGTGACGTTGTGCGGCAGCTTCAAAGCTCGTTTTGACATGATCGGTTCCTTAGAGGGCGCGTTGCGCCAATTAAAGGGCATTCGCCCCCTTGCCTAAAAACAATGCCATCACCTTTGACCCATTGCAACGAAAAAGTCGCTCGCTGGGCGAAAAAGTTAGGGCCACACGATACGCAATAGCCGAGGGTCCTAACCTTATGGTTGTGCCGCGCTACCATCCATTCCAGCCGCAAAGCGCGATCAGCCTTCCGGGCTTTTTGAGTTTCCACTTCGGCGCTGCCTTTTGGGCGTCCGTTAAAACATTGGGCTTGGGTGCAGGACGCTTCGCGTCTGGGGGTGGCCCCATTTCCGCACGACGCTGTGCGGCCTTTGCAGCTGACGCTCGAGTTGCTTTGACTTGTGCTTCGCGTTTTTGCTGAAGTCGCTTTGCTTTTTGTTCTTCAGTAAGAACGACTCTGTGTTTGTCACGATTAGCTTTCGCAATCGCAAGTTTATGTGCGCGCCATTCTGGATCACTGTTGTATTTCTCCCTACGACGGGCGGCTCGCTCTTCTTTATGTTCACGGTTCCAGCGGCGCTTTGCTTCACGCAGACGCTCCAAACTCTCAGCCTTCTTTTTTGCCTTAAGTTCCTCAAGTTCTGCTTGAATTTCCGGCGGAAGATCGCACCCCTTTTTGCGGAGACGATACCGCGCGGAATACAGTCTTTGCTTTTCTCGATTAGCTTCTCGCCATTCTTTAGGGTCGAAGGCCATGGAACAACTCCTTTGGAACACAGGCGTAGTCGATCTTATATCCTAGACCCGCTTTTGCGCTCACAGTTTTTCCCGCATTTTCGCAGGCTTCTTGAGAAAGAAACTCGTGCGTTGTGACGGCGCTGCTTGCACCGGCGAACCAGATGATTAGAACCCATGACATTTCACTCTCCTTTTTGCAAAGCGGCGCGGAGGTCGTGGCCCGCAAGGGTCGAGTTACGATGTGCAGTAGGTCAATTCATTGAACAATCTCTCGTGCAACGAGATTGCTTAATGGCCGTTAGCCCCCAACGGCACCACACATGCGCCACGATAATCATTCCTTCTCCAAAGCGGAGCGGGCGGCGCGGGAACCGTCAAGTAATCTTTGACAGTTGCGTAAGTCGTTATCTTCCCGCGCTCTGCTACCGAACAAGACCAGAGACGAGATCGTCATGGCTGGCTGTTCGAGCGTTGCGCGCGCGCAAGGGCCTGTCGCGCCATCTCTCTCGTAGTATCTTTGGCTTGTTTGACCTGCTCCTTGTTCGTCAGAACAATTTGCTGCTTCTCCGGTTCAAGTTTGCCCGGTTCCACGTCCAGATTGTGCTCGTTGATAAGATAAAATGCTAAGCTTAGCCGAATTGGCATGATTAGTTCGTTGTCTATCATGTTATATTCGGCTGCAACGGCTTCCTGCTTTGCGGGACTTAGTGCAGGATTTGGCGCTATGACAAGATCTATCAAGTGATTCCACTCGTAGTCCAACGACAGGTCGATATTAACCTCGTTTGAACTCAGAATTCTTTTGATGCGGCTTAGCTGATAGTCGCGGAAGTCGTTGTGGTCGCGAGACCATGCTCGGATGTACCAGCGGCCTGCACTGTGTGAGAGGGCGTGTGGAGCGATCTTTCTTACGCCATGCGGCGTCCCGGTCATCGACTGATACTCGACCTCGATCTCCTGTTTGAGGCGGATCGCGTCCAGCACGGCGAGCAAAATCAACGGATCGGTCGTGCGTCTCGGCAGCGACACGACCTCGTACGGCGGCAGGCCGTCGAACCACGTCTCATCCTTGCTCATCCAACCATTCTTGAGCGCGACCATTCTGAGCAGTTGCCGATCGGCGCTGTTGATTATGAAGACCGGTTCGAACGACGGAAGCCGTATGTAGCGTTTCAGCGCGACGTCATAATCCATGTTGCCCGGGGCAAGCTGCTGATAGAGCTGCACGTCGCCCGACGCCTGCTGGACCGAAATCCCGAAGACCTTCGCGATGTCCGGGCGGCTCACTCGGCCCTCCCAAAACAGTCGAAAGTCAATGAACTCAAGGCGTTGCCTAACGCTCCACTTGAGTGATTCTACTGTCTCGTCGGCCATGTCTCTATCCTACTTTTTTATGTGTTTTGCGGCAACCAATCAAAAAAGTTGATTGGTTTTTCCAGTTAGGGTAAAGAAAGGCTCAATGACGGCTGTCGCCATTCGGGTGACGGCGTCTGCGCAATGCGGCGCGTAAATTCTCATTTTCTTTTGCAATCTTTACGCTTTGCAGGCTTGTCTCTTTTAGGGTGGCAAACATTGGTGAGACATATTCAGGAAATAGCGACATTTTTACCTCCCTTAGCCAAGGCATTTTCCTTGCGGATAATTCCTAATATCTCTGATGCCTCTGACGCCCGAACACGCTGTTTCTTTCCTGATGCGCTTGTTCCAGCTTCATCTGCGATGGCGATATGTCCGCGTATGCGTCCTTCAATATAGTTTTCAATGTAATTGAGACGCGCTTCTAACTCCGCAATCCGTCGCGCCTGCGCCTTTAATGCGTCGGCGGCTTCATGTGTGCATGGCAACAGTCTTTTGCTGTATTTGCGCAGCCGTGCGATTAAATCGTCATTCATTCCTTCTCTCCTAAAACGGCGCGGGCGGCGCGGAGGTCGCGAACGCGGACTTTTAACTCCCAAGCCTCATCATCATTTCTATGATCCGCTACCCATACCGCGTGTTTAGCAAACGGTTTCAGCACCGCTTCAAGTTCAGCGATTTGGGCTTCTTTGTCGATTAGCCGACTTTCCAGTTCGTCAATCCGTTTTCCTCTCGCTTCTAATGCGTCGGCGGCTTCTTCTAGGCGTAAGCCCGCAACATAGTCGCCAGTATAGTCGCCAGTGTAGTTGCGCAGCCGTGCGATTAGGTCGTCAGTCATTTCTCTAATTCCTCCACGATGCAAGCAGTTGAATAGAAAATAGCGCCAATGATGAAGTCGGCGTTAGTTGAAATCGCATCAACTCCTCTATAATGACCATCTATGGCACCAGCTACGGCAAACAAAAACGACATTATGTAGAGCATTATTTCTTCTCCAAAGCGGCACGGCGTTTCTCGCGTTCTTCCCACATTTTGTCAGCCATATAGTAAGCGCACTCGGCAATATTATCCCAACCAAGACCGGACGTTTCAGGGCCAGCTAAAAGACCTTGTAAGGCTACAGACGCCATCAAGTCTAAATATTGCTCGTTATCCATTTTCCTCCCCCTTATTCCACGGCGCATATACCCATTTATCGCCATCCCAAACGTAGTCAGCTTCTTTATTTTGCAGGGCGGCGCGGGCAGCGCGAAGGTCGGCAAGACGCACAGCAACCCGCGTGTTGTCGTTGTATTGTTCCCATTCTGCTTCAGCAATGTGTTCTGCGAACGGACGAAGCGCTGCTTTTAACTCTTTGAAGCGGGCGTCTACATGCGCCACAATTTGTGTCGCCATGCTAACTGGGTTATTAGCGTCAATTTCCATGTCAGGTTTCAGCGTTGTCAAAAGGCCGATTGCTTCGGACAACTCCGCAATACGGGCGGCTTGGTAGTTCACCGTCCACTTCAACTCGTCTTTAGATACTATCATTCTTATCTCCCAGATAAGCGGCGCGGGCGGCGAGAACTGGCCCTGCATTCATCATCGTGCGCCAGCAGCACCAAATTTCGTATTGGTCGCCAGCGCCATAATGAGCCATCGCTTCTTCATGCGAAGCCGTATGCAACGGGTGGTCAGAACCTATAAGTAACGCAAGGTGGTTTCCGCCGGTAAGAACATTGTCCAGCGCTGCTTCCAACTCCGCGATGCGCTTCTCCTGCTTGCGAATTAAACTCATCGCCTGATGACACGCTCCAGCTTCGCCAGTATAACCGGAAGCATTGAGCCAGTCCTCGACATTCACGAGGTCGGGATAGGTGTTGGTGTGATCCATGAGGCACCTGTTATTTTTTGAGAGACTGGTAAGCGCGTTTTACGCGAACGCGGTTAATTAAGTTTGCCACAGACCCGCGCAGAATACCAAGATGATCTGCGACCTGTTGTTGCGTCGATCCGTCGTTAATCATGCGCTCCACGATAAGTTCCCGGTCGGTGATAGGCAGCGTTTTGACCGCGTTGCACCATGCCGTCGTGTAGGACGGGCTCTCGATTGCAGGGTCCTCGTCGGGTGATTTGAATTTGTCGTAAAAGTCATTGTCGCCTCCTTCAAGAAAGCGCACTCGCGGGATGGAAAGAAGCATTTGCCGCATCGTGCTGCCCGCTTGCGCGCCGTTGCTTTTGACTCCTTGCACAATCGGCACGTATCGGCAGACCTTTTCAATCTTCATGTTTTTGCTCCGAAAAGTATTTTGAAGCGTAGAGGACCGGCAGAGGTTCGAACAGGATTTGCTTGGGTTGGAGTGGCATTTTATCGCCAAACCAATTTGCGTTTAAGCGAGCAAAAGGTTTGAGGAGATTTTCAAGTTCAGCGATGCGGGCGTCTGCTTCGCGTAATTCTTTTTGCAGAGCTTTGATAAGGTCGTCAGTCATTCGTCTCCTCCGATGCCGTTTGAGGAACCTGCCAAACCGCCTTCGGAATTATAATAGGTGGTGTAATTCCCGATGCTGTTTGACGATCCGACGAGTTGGCCTTGGGGGCCGTAGTATTGCGTATAGCCTGCGATGGAATTTGCCGATCCAGCCAGTTGCCCTTGCGGTCCATAAAACGTGGTGTAGCCATCGCACAGGCCGACGCAGAAGCAAAGGGCGATAGGTGCAAATCGAGTCATGTCAAAAGTCTCCGAGAAGTTCGTCAAGGTCAAGCGTGGTGGCGACGGGTGATTTTGTGGGAGTGGCCGCAAGCGGCACCCAGCCAAATTCCTTTTCGGCCACGCCTTCCGGGTCAGCCAACCAGCGCGTCCAAAAGGCTGCGAAGTCAGAGGCGTGGATGGTGATGACCTTTCGGGTCGATCGGTTGGGGCCGGACGAAAAAAACCCGGAGACCTCAATCGTGGTATCGCTCGAAGGGCTGCAGTAAAGCCCCGGAATGATCGACAAGCCTCCGGGGTTGCTTTCCGGCGCGAACGCCGGAAGTCCTGATATGCGAGGACGTTCGGGAGCAAGGAAGTGTTTTGCCATCACGAAAAATCCTTTAGGTTTGCGAGGATGAGTGTGTGCTTTGTTCGCGTTTCGAGCACGTATTTTAGGTTGTTCTCCTGCCTGATCTCGTCATCCTTTTTCGCCCATTTGGACGGGATGCGCCACGGATCGAGATGCAGCACGGTGTCCCATTCGAGCCCCTTCGCTTTATGGCCGGTTGCAAGGGTTACGATGCCGGAGTCCTTGGCGAAAAGGTTTTCGAGTTCATTCATCAGCACCCTAACCGTTTTTGGTTCACGATGCGTGATGACTGCCATGATGCACTCAAACTTGTCCGTCACTGAGTCGATCTTGCTTGCGTCCTCATTCACCTCCGCTTTCGTCCGTTCCGTCTCAAACCATTCCGCGAGTTTATGCGAGAACGGTTCGATGGCGAGTTTGTCGTCTGGAGACAATTTGCGGCAAAGCGACGAAAGCCCCCGTCCAATGTCTCTCCCCATCATGTTGACGCCGACTCCTTGACGCAGCAATTTGAACGCCATGCTTAAAAGCGGCGCGTTGTTGCGGCAGAGAATGGCGATCTCGCCTGTCGAAAGTGCTTCGACTTTCTGCCATGTCCACTCTTCGCCTGCCGGGAAGATGTTGATTGATCCTTCTGGGTTGCTTTCGGCTGCGCGGTATTGCGGGGCATGAGCGTGCTGCCGTTCGACAATAGCCTGCGGGCAGCGGAAGGTCGTGTTAAGCGGAAGTTCGATCCATTCTTTTTTGAGGGCTTTGAGGTTGGTCATGCTGTTATGATCTGCCCCGCGAAAAGCGTAGATAGCTTGGCGCGGATCGCCCACGACGATAAGTTTGCCTGCCGCGCATTTGCGAAGCATCTCATGGTTAAGCGGCGAAAGGTCTTGCGCTTCGTCCACAAGCACGAGCGGGAAACGCGGGAACGCCCCCGAAAACACGATCGGCAGATAAATCTGGTCGTCAAACGAGATGCACCCCTTGAGCCCTTCCTCAATCGACTCGATCAAGATGTGCCGCGCAAGTTTGCGTTCGTTCGCGGAAAGCTGGCTGTCGAGTTCATAGTCGATTTGCTCCCACGTCGCCGGGGCGTCAGGCAAAAGTGACTTCGCGTGCTGGAAATGCGACGGCACAAGTCCGCGCTGCATCGCCATGGCGACCATCGTTTTGATCGAGCCCCATTGCGGGCGGGAGTCGGGGAACGCCTGTAACGCCGCGCTCGTCAATCTCCCGATTTTGTTTGTGTCGATCAGCATTTTCTTCTTGTTAATCGTGAACGACCAAGCGCGATGGCCGAGACCGTTCATGGTCATCACTGTGAAGTTTTTGGGAAAACGCTTCTCGAGTTCCTCTTTGATCTTTTTGTTGAACGCGAGAGCGAGCGCCGGTTCAGGCGGAAGGGCCTTGGCCAGCATGGTGAGGGTTGTGGTCTTGCCGGTGCCTGCGAGGGCGTTGACCATGAGGCTTTGGGGCTGCGTTGCGGCTGCGATGATGGCGGCCTGTTCTGGGGTTGGTTTCACGCCACAAACCTTTCTGCTGTTAGGGAGGGGGGCATTAGCCCTTGCGAAAAACTGCGATGGCGAAAGCGCCTTTATACATTACGGATTGGATTGAGATTTTGAAACCTGCCTTATGCTTTTCACGAAAGCGTCGAGCAGCGTTATGGATTTGCGTAGAAACATTTCCGCGAAGATCATAGGCGCAGGGAACATAAAAAGCGTCTCCGAGTTGCATGGATTGAAACGGGTATTTGCATTTAACAGGCGGCTTCGCGCCTCGCACGATCTTAAATGTTAAAGGCGACGAGGGGCTTCCCGGCACCGTCAAACCCGAGCGTGGCGGGATAACCGAGCCAAATGAAACCTTCCCCGGAGACTGTGGCATCTTCGTTATGTCCTTCTATGATGTTGGCGATTGCGTGCTGGTGCTTCGCCGCTTCGTCGCGAGCCATGTAGCCGATGTGCCAGTATCGTGTGATGCAAAGGTCGTCGATGTCGGAGCCCATGCCCGGAAGGGTGTGGCGGAGTTCCTCCATCGAGTCGTCCGAAAGGTGCTTCGCATCGAACCAGACCGCAATCGCGTTCGCGTCGTAAGGATTTGTCGGTTCGGGCCGGAGTTCCAGCGGGTAGGCGGACGGAAGCGATTGCAGTATCGCCTTGGCCGGTGGGCGGAAGTGCATTCCAACGAGGGGGGCGGAATGTGACGGCATGATTTTGCTCCTAGTTAAGTGTCGGGCTGGTAATGATTGATGTTTTCGAGTTGACCAGTTCGCACAAAAATCTTTTTTGCTGCTCAAGCTCCATATTTCCACCTGAACAAACTTCATACCCATCGTCTGCCTCGAACACGACGATCACCATGACTGGTTGGTCTGGGAATAGATCGCGCAGCATATTAAGCGCGAGGGTTAATTGCATCGCCCTTGGTGTTTCAGTGTCCATTCTTTTTCCTTTCAAGATCGTCTGTGGAAACGTCCTGCGCTAAATCAAAGCCTCGTTTCATGTGGAGAAATTCCGTCTGCATTGCTTCTTGCCAGATGCGAAGCAGGTCGTTCGGTTCAAAAGTGTCTCCGTGTTTGATGCGGGTCGCGCAGTAAAGCATAAGAAAAGATGCGTTCATGGCCGCAGCGGATGAAAGCGCGAGGATGTCCGTGTCGCGCCCAAACACGTCTCCGATGTTATTGATAACGTCGTGAGTTCTGTCGTAGGCGAGTTTTTGCACGTCACGCTTGATATGCGGAGGGACGTTACTCTGATCTGTTGCCATCGCGGAGTTTCCTGATTTCGTGTTCAAGTTCGTCAAGTATTTCGTCCACTTCGAGCGGGGTGAAGGCGATCGACTTGCCGCGAGTGTGAAGGTTGAGTTGGCGAGTCCAATAAGCCACAAGGCGGCGAAGAAAAGCCTCGCGGTCTTGCGGGTCTGAAAGTGCTGGGCGAGCGCACATGGCGCTCACCTTTTGCATGTAGGATTGGGTGTTAAGATGCACTGAACGGCACCGTCGATTCGTCCACAACGGGAGAGGAAAGAAGAGGAAGGTTAAGGGCGCGCACGACTTGGCCAGCGGAGAGAAGGTCGTCAAGTTTGCGGAAGGCGTTGATGAGCGCCTCGTCTCCGTCCGCCGCATTGGCGCGGACTTTGATCTCCGTGCCTTCGTGGTCAAGCGTGATCGAGCAGCCCCACCGCTCCGAGTCGTCGGAGAATCGGTAGTTGTTACGGCAAAGCGCGACTTCAGCGTTGAGGACGTTGAGCTTTGAGAAGATTTGGGAAAGGGTCATGCTAGGCTCCTTGCGCCTACGGCGCGTTTAGCAGTTTAAGGGTTAAGGCCATACTGTAGTGAGTATCAGGTGGGTTTAACGCAAAGCGTCAAAAGTCAAAGTCCGGGTTGTCGAAGAGTGCAGATAGATCGGCGATTTTCTCCTTCGTAGATTTTGCGGCGAAGCGTTCCTTGTCGGCGCGCTCCTTTGCGCGGGACAATTTGTCTGCGGCGTTTGGCGCAGATTTATTCCAAGAGTCCACGACATACTGGATCGGCATGGTCGGGCCTGCGATGCGGTGGGGGGTGAGCGCGCCAGCCATCTCACGTTCACGCAGGACTCGCATAAGCGCTGCCATTCCGCCGGGTGTTGCGGGGAATGACAGCTCTTGCGTGTAGCCTTTTGTGGCGCGGAGCTGGAGATAGATGAAGTCGCCTTCTGAATAGATGGCGGCGGCAGCATGGAACGGGGCGGTTCTTGACATGGTAGGCTCCGAGGTAGGAAGGAAACAAAAGGACAAAAACGCGGGAAGTCACGGATTATAGTGACACAAAAACGCGACAAATACAAGGGGTTTAACGCGCGTCTGGGGATTATTCGTCGTAGAGGATTGCACGAAGGAGACCTTTCGGGCAGATCGACTTTCGGGTTTCATCGTCCCAGATGAAAACATACGCTGCGATGAGCGAGCCGTAGATGAAGGAATACGCGACGAGTGTGAAGATCAGCCAGACGAAGGCGAAGATCAACATAGAGACCACGGCTGCAGCGAGCATTTAATAATCCTTTTCTTCGAGAGGGCGGAGGTGAAGTTCCACGCAGCCGTCGGATAGGCAGATGATCTGCGCCCAAAAGTTTGCAGGTTTATGGGCGCGGATCAGGGCGAAAGCCTCGTCGCAGGTTTTGCATTTGAAGATTAGGGTTTGGCGCAGAGGAGGGTTGTCAGCGTTCACGGTAGTAATCCTCGTCTGGATAGATGTCCTCATCTTCGCCCCACTCCCCGATGTAATCAAGGATCGCGTCGTCAACGGCGCGGGAGGATGCGAGAAGTTCGAGCAGTGCGCCAGTCGCCTCAAAAAACGGGGCGTCCGGTTTGTCCGGGTCGTCGAGTTTGAGGTAGATCGAGTTGACTTCCCATTCCGGGTCGTCTCCGGGGTAACAATTCTCCGGCGGGCCGTAGAGTTGTGGCTTAGTGCCCGGATGGGTGAGCGTCCAGTCGATGTCGAGGATGAAGTCGTGGCCCATGAAATAGATGCCGGTCTGCATGGCCTTCGGCCCTTTCAGTGTTTGTCAATGTTTGTCAGTGTTTGTCAGTAATTCTAAGCTGTTGTTTTGGAAGGGTTCGCCCGTTAGGGCGAGGGCCAGACGTAGGGAAGGTCGGGGCCTTCGACCCAGTGGAATTGCCGATAGTGGTCGGGCTCCTTGCGGAGAAGGTTCGAACGATGCGACGCGTGGAAAGCGTCGTCGCCAAGCCAGCGGGGCTTTTCAAAGTGCGCCCCGTCCGGCATGAAATCCGCGATTTTGGCTCCCGTCGTGTCGTTGAAGGATCGGCTTTTCCATTCCCCGCAGATGGCGAGGCCGTAGATGACGAGATACGGCACATGGCCGCGCCACATTTTGACAGCGGGGTGATGTTGCCAGCCGTAGTTCGGGTTGGTCAGTGCGTTGAGGATTTGCAGCGTTTCGACGCGCTGTTTGCCGAGCCTGCGGTTGTCGAGGACACGGGCAGATGCGGCGAAGTCGGAGTATGGAAGAAAAGTTTGCATGGCCAGGGGTCTCCTGTCAGTTGTTGTCGTAAGAGTTGCGGCGTAGCCAGTCGGCTTCAGCCTCGTTGTCGAGAGCGTCTTGAAGATCGGAGATGAATTGCTCAAGGTCGATCCGCTCGTCTTTTGTCAGCCGGAAGTTGGGGTTCTGGAGGTTCGCGACGAGGATGCGGATGGCTGTTTGCGCGCCGTCGGTGTAAAGTTCAGCGATCATTCTTCATCTCCGTCAGGTATGGGGAAAGTGGAGTCAGTCAAAAGGTGTGTGGCGATTTCGCGCCAGTTTACGTCGGAGATGAAGGCGAGGGCATAGCTGGTGGCGAGGTCATTCCCGTCGCCTATCAGTTCTTCGACATATTCCCTGCACCAAGTGGCTGCGTCAGCAAGGTCAGGCTTGGAGTCAAAAAACTCTGCAAGGTCGAGGTCGCCAAGGATTTCCAGGTTGATCCGCCATGTGGCGTAGTTCGTCCAGCCGTTGTAGGTGTTAGAGGACATAGTTTGCTCCTTTCAGGATTTCGCGAAGTTCAGATTTGATGCGGCGAGCCTCTGGCCCTCGCCAGGTTTGTGCGTTTGCGAGGAAATACGCCACGCACGAAACGCCAGAGTCCAGGCCGTAAGGCTCCGAGATCTGGTTGAGATGGCGGAGCGCGAAGATGTAGGGGATGGCTCCGAAATAGGGTTTGGGCCAGTTGGCGCGGATTTCAGCGGCGATTAGCCAGAGGGGGCGATGATATGTGATCTCCGCCCCGCCTTCGGCGGGAGATGTCTGGGTCATGTTACTCATCCGAGGTTATGGGAAGGGCCGACTGCATGGTGGCGATCCAGATTGTGAGGTCGTCGATTGCCATTGCAGCCTGGGTGCGTTTGTATTTGGTTTGTGTGATTTCGCCCGCAGCGCGCAGCATGTTGGTGATGCCCATGCCGCGAGTTGGAATGATCTGGCCGCCAGATTTGACATAAAGCTGGATCGCGGATCGCAGGGAGCGGGCGCGTAAGTATGCAACAGCGTCGGGGCCGGAATAGCTGACGCCATGGGCGTGAATGTGAATTGATGAGTCTTGCATGGAAGGGCTCCTGTTAGAGGGCAGAGATGAAGATGCAGATATGCTGATTGCGGAGGTCAATGCGGAGCATGTCGCCGTGATCATAGCTGACGCGATGGGGCGTGGAGATGCCCAGCGCTTTTTTGGCTCTACGAATAAGCAGCTTGCTGCTGGCGTCGCAGGGCGCGTCGATTAGGGCGCGATGCACCCAGCAGTAGTTGGCTTCGCCTCCGAAAGTATCGGTCATTTCAACTGAATAGCGGCACATGGTAGGGCTCCTGATAGGTGAAGGGTTAGTAGGCAGACTGGATCGGGGTGTTGGAGATGCAGCAGGTAAGGTCGTGATCTTCCCAGTTTACGTCGTAACCGGCGACGATCCACTCGCGATCGTAGGAGGTTTGTGCGATATGTGCGCGGCAGATACGTTTCCATTCAGCGCGAATGCCAGCGAATGAGGCGGGCTCGCCGTCTGCCATTATGAAATAGAGAGGGTATCCGCCGGGCCAGGAATATTGCCCGGAGCGGAGGATTTTCTTGAGATTGGAGAGGGAAACTGGGTGAAACATGGGATGGCTCCTGTTAGGTTGTGGTGAAAAGGGAATGGGCTGGAAGCCCGTTAGAAGTTGGCAAGGAGGTCGTCGGCGTCAGCGAGTTCGACGATTTTGTTTCGGCGAGTGGAGACGCGGCGCGAGGCGTCGATGACGGCAGGATGATCCGCGCCCCAGATGTTTTTGAGGTTGGCGAGGTATCGCTTGTGGGCTTCTGGGAAGCCGTTGAAATGGTCGCTGTAGGAAGCTGGCCAGAGGTTTTCGGGGAAGTCTTGGAATAGTTTGCGAGTGGCCGCTGGCTGCGCGTCGTAGTAGGCGAAGAGCTGGGACTTGCTCTTGCGGATTGATTGCTGGTAGCGGTTGCGGGAGTTGTTTGTGGAAGTCATCTGCAAGTGTCCTGGCCTTGGAGGCTGCCGCATTAGCGGCTCGGGGTTGCTAACTGGTCGGGCGCGTTGTGGTTTGCCCGACATGCTTTTATTGCATATAATGGGCCTAAGGTCAAGACGAAAAATGGGGGGCTGGGATTGCGAGCGCCCAGCCCCGGAAGTGATTAGAAAAGGCTGCTGCTGGGAGGTGTGGGAATGCCCAGATGGCGTTTGTGGTCGTCGGAAAGTGGAATGCTGTCGTCGTAAACGTCTGGATAAGGTTCGGGCATGTTCATGTCAGTGTGGAATTTGTTAATCTCGATCTTTTGTTCTGCGAGTTCGATGTTGGTGTGTTTGGCGAGTTCTTCGTCGGAGAGCAGCCTTGTGGTGTTGTAAGCTGCCGCTGCGCCAGTGAAGGGCGGTTTTGAGATTTCAGTCTTTGGGATCGCCCCTGCCGTCGATTTTTGGAAAAACTCGTCATAGCCTGCGGTTACATGGCGCTGGATCGAGGCGGGCGCGGTTCGTCCGAGTTGATCCGCGTCTTGACCCCGTCTAATCCTCGCCTTCGCCGCGAGCCGATTGTTTCGCGTCGCGTTGAGCTTAAAATGCGCCTTTTCAGTCGCGAGAAGTTCCAGCGCGTTCGGATCGAGCGTTGTGGCGTTCGCGAGGTGTTGGAGCGTCTGGATCGCCGCGAGGAGATCGGCGGGCGCTGGGTTTGGCGGCAGATCGCGGATTGTGGATGAGATTAATCGGGTTTGGAAAAGAAGCTGGTCTTTGAATGCATCAGCGATTTTGATGAGCGCGAGCATTCGGTTTTGGGTTATCGCCATGCTGTTGGCTCCTTTTGGGTTTGGTTTGGGTTTGGTTTGGGTTGGTGATATTGACGGGTTAAGTATAGGATGGATTATTGCGGGTTACAATTACCGCAAACATTTATTTTGGCCTATTGGGAGTGAATAGGTGGGGAAAGTGGGTTTAAGGTGGAAGGGTTGGAGCAGGGGAGGGAGGGAGAGAGTAGGTATATATAAT